ACGTTGAAATGAGATTGAGGACTTTTTAGGAGTAGGTTTTCAAAAAAGTTTTCCTCTGGATCTTCGAGGACAAAGTGAGGGTTCGGAATCATGGCAGACCTTATTTTTATAATAATTTAATTAACTATAATGAAATTTTGATAAAATTAATATATCTCTCTTGTAATATATGTTTTTTTTGCCATATAGTAAGACATTCAATGTAAAAGGTGCCTCATGACAAGCAAAACACTAAAAGATGAAAATTATACCCCAGGCTTACTCCCCAAAGATTCAAATATCTTGCCTTCAAATTTCTTATATCCGGTTCAAGATCATGTAGCTGAAAAATCAATTATTTTTGATTGTTTAGACATGATGGCCAAGCGTTTTAACACCGCATTTCCTATGTTAATGGGAAAAGATTCACCGCTATTTAATCCTGATCCTTTTTCACCACTTACCTCTTATAAACAGAAAAACAGGCATTATTGGTCGGAAGAGGATATAAAAAAATTATCAATGGACAACTTTGGTTTTGATTGCTTTGACCCAGAGGGAATTCGAATTGTCATCTGCCCTTACGAGCATACGTTTAATCTTTACAATGCACAGGGGGAGCTTAGGGATGACTATTATATAGGTCGCGTCATTAAAATAGGTAAGCAAGCCTTTTCAACTGAGAAATTCATTGCAGGCCCCCCTTGCACATTCAACGATTTTGTCCATTTCAAATCAATGAACGTTCTAACTTCTAAGCCTATGAATGGAAAAGTCGTATGCGTTGTGGAGGACGTTGCAATTCTTGGATTAATTGAAGATCCGGCGCAATATTACAAAACCAAAGATTTTGATGAAAGCAATATGCGAGGAATTGAACTTCAAATCAAAGAACTTGATCAGCTAGAAAAATATAGGGGGTAATAATGAGTGATTTTAATGCCGCACTGACCGAAGGGTTTTATGACCCAAAAAAACGTGCAAATATAAAGAACTTTTTATCGGACGATAAAAGCGCAGATGTTAGTGAATATGAAAAAATGTTCCCTGCGCTCCTTGAAGATGAGCCACCCCATGTTCCAAATGCAGCTGATAATTTACCAGAATATTCTTACAAAAGCGAAGGCCCCGCGCCCGAGCAACCAAAAAAGCTATCTCAAAATCAGCGCATTAAGTTAGACAATCAAAAAAAGTCAAAAATTATCGAAGAGCAGCAGCAAGAATTGTTGAATCTTAAGCGGCGCGAAGATGAAATGATTTTGCAAAACGCTCAGCAAGCGCAAGAAGCTGAAGCTGCCAGACTTAAGATTTTACAGCTCGAGGCACGGCAACTTGATCAAAGCGCAAATGATGAATTGTTTCGTAAAAACTTTTACAACACGAATGAGCAATATGATGAAGCTACAAAGGCTGAAAAAAAAGCGTATGAGCTTTTAGCGTTAAAAAAAGAGAAAGAAAACGAGCTTAAGCTTAAACAAAATCAATTTCAGCAAAACAATGATTTGATTTCCAAAGCTTACAACGAATATCAAAGTAAAGACTATGTGTATAAGCCTCCATTAATTCAAGAGGTTGAGGATGAATCAAAATCCCATGCTTTGGAAAGATTCCTTAAAGCCCACCCTTTTTTAGATGGAAGCAACGCAGACAATCCTAATTTTTCAAGGAATTTGTATGATAGGGCTAATAAAATAGCCCTAGAACTTGAGGATCGTTACAAAATCGAAGGTAGGGGTGAAGATATTAAAACTGATTCATATTTTAAAGATCTGTCTACAAATCTTAAAAATCAATTGCGAATGGATTACAATATGACTCCAAATAATAACTCTTATAATCCGGGTTTTTATCCTCAGGATGATGGACTCGGTTCTAGCTCGTATTCTCAAGATTATTCTGCACCTGTGACCCCAACCCGAAGAAGCTCGGCATATACTGCTCCTATGAGCCAAGCTGATCGGCAAATGCGGGCTAATACCATTCAACAAGCAAAAGCTTTGGGCATCCCAGAAAGCGAGCTGATTGAGACATACGACAGTACGTTTAACACCGTTCGACAATCATTATAAAAAGGAAAAAACATGTATCCACATTCAAACTCAGATAGTCTAAATACTAGATTTTCAATTTCTGATCGATATAAAGAGTTAGCAGGTAAAAACAGACACAGAACAGGACAAGATGCTGAAGAAGCTCCAGAATGGGAATCTTCATTTCAAATGAACATGTCAAACAGTATGTTAGAGCAAATTTTAAATGAAGCACCAGCAAATAAAAAATATGCTTTAATACCATGGAGAGTGGTTGATCAGCACGACAGAAAAGCACACGCATCCAAAGCTATGATTAATTTACATAGACAGAATGGTTATACTATTGTTCCTTCTGCGCGTCATAGGCATTCAACGCTTGTTTCGGATCGAATTTACAAACAAATCGACAACTATTCTTTTCAAGACAAAAAATCAAGCGAAGAAGAAATCTTGCATGATGAAGCCATTATTATTGGTGAAAACTTGATTATGGAACACAACAAAGAAGAGTTTAATCGATATTCTAATGCTTTAAGTGAAGAAAGTAGGTCAACGTATAGAGAAATCGGCCCCAATGGACTCGCGAACAATCCTGAGGTCAACCCAAGGCTTCTTGGAATGACTTATACCACCGAATCGCAAATGCAGTCTCAAAATCATGCTATGGGATATCATCAGGGTGCGCCAATTAATTCTGGAGCTAGGGCTCCTCAGCAATTTGGCTATTAATTAAAAAAGGGTACTCCCGTTGAAAAAGTACCCCTTTTACACCAACACCCAAAAGTGTTCATCTAATTTATACCTAGATTCATCAATCCAGTAAAGACTTTTTTATTTAAAATTTATATTTTATGTTTTTTATTAGCATGCTTTTACAACGGCGTTTGTTTCTTAATTTTCTAATTTTGTTTTTAATCAATGAGGCTAGAATTTTTAAAACTTTCATATTACACCATCTTCAATTAATATATCTATTAGTATTAATAATTTATTGTATTCTTGCAACACATTATTTATACTATAAATGCAAATTCTGCGACCCCTAGGTTTTTGAATTGCTCGAGATGAAACGATTTTGAGCGCAAAAAATCAATTTTTCTCACCCAATATTAAGCTTAATTTTTGTCAACTGAGGTTGTCAAAATAAAAAGCAAAAATGAATAAGAACAATATATAAGGACTTTTTAAAATGGCAACTTTTAACCCTTTTGGGTTCCTGTACAGCTATTCAACAAGTGCTGCTTCACAAGCTTCACCTACTCTTGTAGAATTTCCATGGAACCCTGTATTTTCTGGATGGTCAGGTGATTTGGCCATTCAATATTTACCAGGTACAGGCTCAGATACACAACTATCTTCAACTGATGGGTATGTTTACCCTGGATATATTAGTACGAACGTAGATCCATCTGGAACTTTTAACTATCCGCCAATTGTTGGTGTGATTGCAGGATTCAGATATGTCCCAAACAACGATGCAATTTTAAGTAATGACACATGGCCATCATTTGTTGCAGGAACGGCGGTTATTGGAAAAGTATATGTCGTAGTTAATACAGACATACAAGCAAGGTATCAGATTCAATACGATGGCAGAGCAGGCGTTAAAGGTGTTACTCAAAACCTTTTGTTTGGTCAAGCGCAGTTAGGAGCAGACAATACATTTGTTCAAACAGTTGATGGAAATACATTTACCTTTGCAGTAGGTACACCAAACTCAACTGTTGGCGGAGCTTCAGGAGCTTTACCAGGCTCTTCAACCCTCTTTATCACGAATGTAATTACTCAAAGACTCAATGTTACAGGAAACAAGCTTGCAAGAACGACAGGTTATCCAGTGTTTTTGCTAACTCCCGCTCAAGGAAACGATTGGTACAATCCAGCAGATCCTAATGCAAGTGCAAACGAAAATACTATTATGAATGTGTTGTTAAATAATAACTTCACCACTACTAATTGGGAGCCAATTTTAACACAAGTACCGACAACGGTATAACGTAGTAACTTTTATAAAATCTTAAAAATAACAATACTAAGGATATCAAAATGGATAATTTTTTAGTCACGATCAATCGTAACATTCAAGATACGTTGCCTGGGTTTAGATTCTTCAAAGGCCTATACCCTACGATGAGTAAAATGCAGGAAAAGATCTTTGATCCGCAATACGTATCGCGCCATACTGAGTACTCAGTAGGTAAACAGATGATGGGAGAGGCTCTTCAAACCCAAACTGGTCAGCAAGCACCTTATGGCACTTTTTCTAACTATGGTCAAAAGTCGTTTAATTTCCCTTACTACACTCTTCAGGTCAACATTTCACGCGATTATTTGCAAGATAACCTTTATAGAGAGGTTGCTCCTCAACTAGGTGTTGCGTTCTTGCAATCTATGATTGAGGCGGTGAACCTTGAGGTCGCTGCGTTCTTCAGAAAAGGGTTTGATCTAAATGGTAATATTGGTTTAGACGGTAAAACGTTGTATGCAACTGATCACCCAACAGTTAAGGGGCCGGTTTCTAATACAATCAATGCAGCTGCGATGTTCAACTATTCGACCTTCTATCAGATGTTGGTTAACATGTGGCGATTTAGAGCTAAAAACGGATTCTTTACCGGAAATATGTTGGCAAAAGTTATTACATGTCCTCCAGAGCTAACTGCCAATATTTTTGTCATATTGGAGTCACAATTTAGCCCTTCTACTTCTTCTTTTGCCATAAACGCTGCTTCGGGAATGCGTTGGATAAGCGACGGGATTCAAACTAATCCGTATATTTCAAAGAACTCTGTAATGATAAGAACAAATTTGCCAGGAATGTATATGTTCATCCGCTGGCCGTTTGACATTAGTCAAATGCCAAACATTTCTACGTTCTCATTGCTGACTTCATGCTTTATGCGTTTTGGCTTGGATTATGACGATTTCCGTGCATCCCTTGGTTTGCAAATGCCATTAAGTGCTGAAAATTATATTTAACCTAGGAGGTTAAAATGTCAGTTTATGACTCTTTCGCGGGAGGCACAACCTTTCTCGATAGCATTACGACGGGTATTTTCAGCTCCTTTGGGAATTACACAACGGGAGTACCAACTGGAATCCCGTTATTGTACGCGTGGAAGCCTAGACCCTCAATCGGAGTACTAGCGTCCCCACAAGATAATCCTAATTTTGGAACAACGGGGGGTGCTTATTTGAACCTTACCAACCCTCAGTTAAGTGCTGGGTTTTCTGTTGTAAATTATGAAGTGCCTTTGGACGTATGTAGAACTGTAACGATTACTGCTAACCAACCTTTCAATTGTTTTTTTTCATGTCGTGATTTTTATGGAAATATTATGACGTTTGGAGGAGGCTCTTCTGTAGTTGATACTGTAAATACGTTTATAGCTCCAAGGGGGGTTTCAGCAATAGCATCAGCAAAAATCCAAGGGGGTGCTGGGCTTGGTCAAGTTCAAATTACGACCAATGATCAAGTAGAGCTACCGTTTGCAGACTACAACAACGCGCCATTAAATGTTGTAAATTATAATGGTAATCCATTATACGGGATAGTTTCAGGAGCGGTAACGCCTTATAAGGCTAAGCCTTTATTTACTTATACCGATGGAAATATCGACCAAACTCTTTCAACGGGAAATGTGAGGCCTTTGTTTAAATTTTTCGATCAAGGAATTACTGCTTTACAACCTGAACCGTTTGATGGGTTTAGGGTTTTAGTGATAGGACAAAATATTTCAGGATTTGGGTTTAATATCCCCAACAAAGGGGGTGGGTTTCCTGAATATGAACCTTATGAAACAAACCCATTTTTAAACTTAGGGCAATATGTATTGGGAAAACCTTCATTTTCTGAAGGCTGGAAAGGATGGGTACAACCATGACACTAAGCGCAACTCCAAATGGACCAAATACATTATTTTTGAACGGTTCAAACTTTAGAACTGGCTTTACAGCGGGATCTGTTCAAATCCCAGGAGAAGTAGCCCCAGGAGTTCCTGTTGGGCTTTCAATACCTTATACTATAACTCTACCAAAAGCTGAAAAAGTTGTTTATACAACTGAAAGTTTATCATTAACACCCGATACTAAAACATTTTTACCGATTAGTTCGTTTGATTTAACCATGGGTACAATTGTTCCAGTTGATTCTACCAACACAATGTATCTCTTGGATTATGCACGATTTTTAGAGGCTCGAATTACAGCAGCTTCTGCCCCTGGAACAAACATAAATATTTATGTATCCTATATTTCCATGTATGGGCAACAAGGGTTCAATTTAACAACATTAAGCACTATTACATCTGCCTTTAATCCTTTACAAGCACTGCTTGGGATTTGTTCAATTTATCTAACGTCTGATGCTCCAGTTACAGCAACGCTAGAATTTAATGTCAATAATTGTTTTGAACTCCCCATAACTGATTATGGACTTAAATCACAATTGTTAAGGGTGGATGCAAATAACTTTAATGATTTAAATGGACTGTGGATAAGTACTGATAACGATACCTCACCTTACCGTTATACGTGGGATGGTGATTATTCAGTTGCGAGTAGTCCAATAAACCCTTGTACACTTCAGGTTGCAAACCCAAGACCTACATTTAAAATTCTAAATAATGGAGAACCTTTTGGATCAGATATAGACGGATATTCTTTTACTTTTATTCAAAATGTGTATGGCTTAGGTTCGGGCACTCAGTTTATTAACCCAACTTTACCTCAAGTTGATTCAACCACAACACTTTCACAGAATGTGTTTGGATCGCTGATTTTTTCGGAAGGATTTGAACCATGGAGGGGATAAATACAAACTTAGTTGATAAGTTACTTATCACACCTATTAACGTTAAAGACGGAATTCGTGCAGGTGCATTTCAAGGAATGGGTTTCCTTGGAAAGGCTCCAGGTATATATTTAGGAGACGTATTCCCATATTCGATTTCTCCTTATAACGATGGAACGGTTTCAATTTTAACAGGAACGATTCCAGCAAATGCTTCAATCTATTTACCCCTAGGTAATATTAATTTTGTATCCCTTACTCCTGGGGTTACAAAACTAGATTCCCCACTGTTTCCAGGAGGAAAATGTATCAAATTAGATTATGAACGAACTTTAGAATTTGCATGTGATCAAGCCGCAACGATTACTACAAGTTGTATGGATCGCTACCTTCAAAAAATGGTTGTAAGCAATACAAATACTGGGTTAGGAGGTCGAACAGATCTAGGACCTGCGCAATATTTTCAATCCATAAGAGTTAAAAATAACACCTCAAACTTACTTACATATAATTTATATGTAGGTGCTGTGTTTGGTGTGCCATATAACATGCTTTATGACGCTACGACCTTCACTAAAATGTTAGTTTACGATGGATTCCCATTGGTTACGTCTAACAACGTTCCATCAGCAATAACTTGGTTACCAACTTTTACTAATGGATATAGTCCAGAAACAACTACACCACCCGGTATTACAACAGGGTTTACGCGAACTAAAATTAACTTTAACAGTTTGTTTGTTGATGGCGCACCCTTTGAAGATAAACCGTTTGATGGATCTAGAATTCTTACAATGTATACCCAGCACTACGGGTTTGGTAATTTGCCTCCTTATGTGACTCGAGCGCAACAATTAGCGTGGTTGAATAATAACAACACAACAATTATTGGTGTTAAGCCCTTCTCTGAAGGCTTTACCCCATGGTTTAGATAAGGAGATAACAAATGGGTATGACACTCCAATATCAAGGCTCGGTAAAATTCCCAGCCATTAATACAACCCTAAACCTTAATGCTCAACCTGTGAAGGCACTTGTAAATGTAAATAATAAGGTTATGTATTCAGATGAAACGGGGACAAATTATCGAAAGATAGCATTTGTCTCAACTGCTGGGGTGACAACTCCTCTTATCGTTACAGGTATTACTAACTTCAAACAAACCGTTGAAGAAACTGTAGTTTTGGATGGCACTACCCCAGTCTTTACTGAAAATAACCTCAATAGTTTTATTGTTGTGCCTCAGGGTGATATCGATTCCCTTTCAATTGGAAACGGTGTGGGAACAACCGATTTTATAGGTTTCGATGGAACACCTACAACTCATATGATCGTGAAGAGGGGAACTGGTACGGTTAATTACACCGTGTATGGGTTAAATACGTTTTCATCCATGAGTACGACTGAATTAGCCCTACAACGATATACACTGGATGCGGGGTTAACGGGTCAAACTGGATCAACGACCACAGCAATCTATGTACCAAAGGGAGGGTGCAGGTTTTATATCGATGTAGCTACCCTAACAGGGGACGCCTCACTAGAATGGTGGATTACGTCCCAAAGTATTATTTAATAAAGGAATAAAAATCATGCTTAAAAAGTTTAATGGACCAGGTGGGGATTACGTTAAAGAAATTGATCTTGGGCCAAACCCATTTGAAAATAAAATGTACAAAGACCCCTTCAATACAACACGCTGGAATCTTGAAGCTTGGGACAAACCTGAGATGAGGCAAGATTACCGCGAAGTTAATGTTGCATATGAATCATTATCTCCAAAAGAATTCGCAGGAGCTGGTGAATTGTATGCCGACAAGAAATACGAAGAAGAAAACCCAGCTGCGCGCGAGGAAGACCCCTATAGACCCTCTAAAAAGAATTATGAGATGGGGAATTTTGGCATGGAATCAAAGGGCGATGATGATTCAGACAGAAAAGAGGCCAAAAGACGAAAAAAACTCGAGAGAATGGACTAAAAAAGGCATAAAAAATGGTTATGGCATCAAATACAGACCCTTTTGGATTGAAAACTCGAAATATAGATATTATGGAGAGTGCGTTTCAATTGATTGGAACGTCCCCTGAGACTTTAACCAATTTGCATGTCGATAATGCCTTTGAAATGATGAATAAAATCATCAAACAATGGACAAATCCATACTTTTTGCAGTTCAACGAGGTGCTTTTGCCAGTAAAACTCGTAAACAATTGCCCTTGGTATCCCCTACCTCCAGAAATATTGAATGTCTATGACTTAACCTTGAGAAATGGTCGAAGGTTTAGAAAAGGCGAGTATTTTACTTCTAGTGGGATTGGGGTTGAATATGTGTTTGATAATAATATAGATACGTATTTTACCCAAAGTGCACCCAATGGAACGATCACCATAGGGTTTAACGTCCCAAAATCTGTTAATGCGTTTGGAGTGCTTAGTGCTGTCGATAGATACTATAAGTTTAAGCTCTGGGGTTCAAATACAAACCAAAATGGTAGTTGGGTGTTGCTTTACGACTCGAAGCGACAACTACAATTTGAGGGATCGCCAACAATTATGAATACGAGGTGGTTTAATATCGCTACACCTCAATACTTCTCTTATTACAAGCTTGAAGAAACAGGCGGAGAAACGATTTCCATTCGCGAGTTTTATCTGCAAGAATTTCAGTTTTCGCGTCCGCTTTCAACTATTGGACGTTCGAGCTACCAACAGATCACAACACCCAATCAAAAAAGCTCTGCATCTATTGGTTCGATTCAAAAAGCTAATGATCGGATTAACGTACAGCTGTGGGGTTCACCCACAGAATTACAAGATGACAGTGACGAATTTAACAACACAGGCTATAACTTTATTTATTTAAGAGCCTCTAGGTTTCCGTTTGATTTTAAATCATTGTTGTCAGAGGTAGATCTAAATGGTCGATTCCTAGGGACGTTTACCGATCATTTAAGCAAAGAATTAGCTGCAATGTATGCTCCAAATCTTTACGACTTGCGCAAGAAAATATCTGACGAAACCATGCTTGCTGCACGGATGCAAGACAACGACCTTGGCGGATTCCAATTGACCCGAAACCGAAGTTAATTTATCCTTTTTATAACTGAAAGGAAAAATAACCATGGATTCAAGGATCGTAATATTTCTTGTAAGCTCGTTTCTTACCCTTATTCTTTTGGGGGTAATTAATGATAGTCTCGTAGACATTTTGAATGAGCTTAAAAGTTTGAATGCTTATTTACAAGTTGACTTAAAGATGGATTAATAGGTCAATAAAAAAAGAGGTGTTTTAAGCCTCTTTTTTTCTTTAACAAGGATTCATCAAATGAAAAAAGATGAATCTAAAAGTAAATTATCATATATCAAAATTCAACACAAGGGTTTTCTCGAATAACATTTTTGTAACGAATAAATTATGTTAAAATTACCTATAATATTTATAAGAATAGGTTTTAAAATGAATAACGAACATAATTTACCTGCACACTTAAGAGATACCGAAAACCGTGTTATCGCGCATATGAGTATTCCTGAAATTGAAGAGCTTTCCAGGATACAAGGCGGGAAACATTTGGATCCTGAGACTAAATATCCATCCTTTATGCCTTTAGGCGAGGTGTTCCAGCATCCACGATTCCAACCCTATTACGAACGGTTCAAAGGTGATTACATGGGGAAAAACCCAGGTGGTCATGAAGGGTTAGAAGGAGCTATTCGTAAAGCTGGGCGATTTGGAGACACTGAGGCTGTCATTCTCCCAAAAGTGATGGCAGATCTCTTTGATCAAGCACTTTATGGAGGACGCCAACCAGGAAACCCTCACACAGGAAAAAGAGAGTATTTCTTAGGTGGAATGCTAAGTTCAATTGGAAACTTCTTGTCTCCACTTACAAGTCAATTAGGTAGCTTGTTTAAGTCTGCTGCACCCGCAATTGGGCAATTTGCGTCACCTTTGATTTCACAAGGGTTGTCGGCTTTGGGACAAAAAGCTGGGCTATCCCCTGAATTATCGCAGAATCTCGGAAACTCTATCGGAAATACTGCAAGTTCTTTATTAACTAACTATGGTAATAGTGGAAATGAGGCAGCTCCTGGAACTACAGCAGCTACGCCTGGTGCAGAAGGCGGAGTAGGTGCACAACAGGGTGCGCCCCAACAGCAGTCAGCTTTGGACATTTTGAAGCAGGGGGCTGGAAATATCCTGCGTCAAAGCTTGCCGTCAATTTCTAATGCGGTAGGTGGAAAGGCACAAGAACTGGGCAATAAAGTCAACCCAACTTTTGGAACAGGGCTTGGTAATCTAACAAGCAGCCTAATCAATAATGTAGGTGGCAATGTTTCAGGTTCTTTGGAATCAGGACAAAATCCTGATCTATCTTCTATGGGAAATACTGCACTCGATACAGTAACTTCTAATGCAAGAGAACAAATCCCAAACATTCAAAATCCAATCGCAAGAGCTGGAGCGGAGGGTGGGTTAAATTCCTTTGATGCCTATAGAGGGGGAGCTGAACCCATGGAAGCTTTAAGCCAAGGTATGGGTAACATTAGCCCAGAAAATATGGAAGGCGCACAAAGCTATGCAAAAAGTGGTATTTCAGGACTTCTCGACTCGATACTGCCTGAATTAGCGCAAGATCTACCATTTTTGGCAGCCTAAATAATAATAGATAAATAAATATACCCCTCTCTCATGCGATGCATACCCTAGGGGTATGCATAAGGGGGGGGGTAAATAAAAAGGAGGCTAAAAATGGATGTAGTTGGTCACTTCAAATCCGAAGAAATTAAACAAATGAATCAATTCCAAGGGGGTGCTGATTTAGAAAAATACGGCGCACCATATTTTGGAAAACTTTGGGAGATTATAAACGGAAGTCCAGAGATCAAAGAAAAAATATCACTCGGAATTAAGGGGTTAATGAACCTGCCTGAAGAAGATGCGGAACAAAAACTAAGCATCATCTCGAGTGAAAATCAAAAGGTATTTGGGCAAATAGAGGGTGAAGTACCACCCCCACAATATCCCAAAGAGCAAGAGCTTGCCTCAAAGGGCGAAGAAGGAGATACCGAGGTTGCCTTTATGCCAGAAGAAATGATGGAGTTTTTGTGGGATCTTTACCCTGACGAAATTCCAGTAGAAGAGCGTGTTAACGAAGAAACTGGACTTCCAGAATTTGGCTTTTTAGACGTCTTTTTACCCATAGTTGGAGGAGTGATTGGAACATTCATTTTGCCAGGATGGGGATCAGCTGCCGGAGCAGCGCTTGGAAGTACGACGGCGGACGTCATACATAACTTTTATGAACACGATCCTGAAAAGAAGAGGAGTGGATGGCAAATGTTGGGTAAGGCGTTAACTTCTGGAGCGTTAGGATATGCGGGTGGGGCTGGAATTGAGGGGTTAGCTGCTGGTGGTCTAGGAGCCGGGGGGGCAGCCCTTGGATCTGCCGCAACCTCAATCCCAGTTTTAGCTGCCGCAGGTGCGGGGGGAGCTGCTTTAGCTTACGATGATTATTTAAAAAGTAAAAAGGCAGAACAATCTGTAGCTGAAAAAAACGAAAATCGAATTAATGAATATAACGACTACATGAAAACAACCCGAGAAGAAGAAAAGCGGCGTGTTGATGAAAAAAATGCCGAAGAGAAGAAGTATCGAGAGATTGAAAATGCAAGGATTCAAGAACATTTAAAACAGCTTGAAGCAAATCGTAGAGAAGACATTGCAAATGAGGCCGCTTACCAAAATCAGCGAAACCAACAGATTAAAGAATACTACGCAAAGTACTATCCTAATATTAGTATGGATTCAATAAAAGCAATAAATAATACCAGAGGAGTAGTTTGATGCCAATGAATAGTAATTACGTTGAAGGTTTAAAAAAAGAAAGAGATAGACTTTATAAACTTTTGGGGCCAGAAGCTGGAGCGCGGAGACTAAAACAACTTTTAGGAGAAGAGAAATATCAAGAATTTTTAAAAGAGGCTGATGGGTTAGAAATTACACCCATCTATAACAATCCTACTACGACTAACTCTACAACCTCAAGATCAATAAGTATCCCACCTCAGGCTACTGCTGCTCCTAGCTCCAATATAAAAGCTTTAAGTGAGGAATTAAAAAGGGCTGAACAGGAAAGGGACAGACTTGTAATAGCTGATGAAAAAGCCCAAAATGCTCAAAAAGATGCTGTTCAAAATCTTAGAAATATTTTGCATGAAAATTACGGACCAGTCGAGGGGGAGAAACTGTTTCAAGAGCAATTAAAAACGAAGGGCATTTTAGAGCCAAGTAGAGGTACTTCTTCTTCAGTTGCTCCATCTAAAGTTAGATCTTCATCTGCATATCCCGAACCTAAAAGAGAATTAATCGTAGACGTAGGGGATCAATATGATCCAGAGACTGGGGTTAGAATCCCCCCCGAAAACGTTAACTTATTGAATGCTCAAGAAGTTGCTAGGAGACTTGCAAACAAGCCGTATGAACCCAACCCCCATAATAAAACTGCGCCTCTCTCTAACTTAGAGCAAGGAGGCTATACAGTTTTAAATGACTTGGTTCAATCAGGATTAAATCCAGAACCAGTTAAAAAATTTAGACCACCGGAAGGAATAGGTAAGGAAGCCTTTGAACGATATGCAAACCCAGACTATAAGTTTGATAGGGCTAGAACTTTAAAAGATCGAATGATTGAAACTGTACGTGAAAACGCATTAAAACGTTTGCATGATTCGTTTGGAGATATGGATAGACAGTTTGCGGCAAATCGGATTGGTTGGAATGGGCGCGAAAATATTCTTAAGGCTAAAATGTATGAGAATATGAACCGCGAACTCAACCAATTAGATGCCGAAACTGAGATGAATCTTGTTAAACAACAAGATACAAACTTGGGAAACCAAGGTGTGCTTGCACTACGAAGCGATGAACTAGAACAAAAAAAAGCTCTTGAAGCATATCGGATCAATAAAATCGAAGAAGAAAGCAAACGTGACGAGCGTAGGAAAAACGCTCTTAATGCTGTTTCGGTTGGTCAAAACTTAAGGCAGGCCAACCAAGAAGATATTAACCGCAAAGCCCAAGAGTTTGAACGTGAAAAGAAGCATCACGATACGCAATACGATACTTATTTGCAAAGATTACGTGGAGCAACAATTGGTCGACCTGACTTGGTGTTGCCAGAGCGCACTCAACGCACCCGCCCTGAGTTTATGTCTACGATGGGGCCTGGAGAACCTATGCGAATGCCTCTTGCAGGAGGACAACCGATACTGGAGCAAACCCCAGAGCCTAATTCAGTTTTGAAGGATGTTGCGGCACTTGCTACAGGAGCTGGTGGATTGTATTTGAAAAACAAAGCAATCAATAAGCTTGGTAAAGATATTTCAACAGAGTGAGGAAAAAATCATGAGCATGATTCAAACGTTAAAAAATAATATGATGGGAGGGGCAGGGGGACAGATGGCTGCTCCTCAGCTGAACCCACAACAGCAACAAATGGTTGAAGGTTTACAAAAACAAAAGCAGCAGCTCCAAAATCAATTCCAAGGTGCAAGTAAGGGTGGATCGTTTTTATCGGGGGCTTCACAAGGAATTATGAGTTCTCCAAAAAATGAAAGCTTTTTGGGCGCGCTTGCCCGCGGAATGGCAGGAGGAAATGAAGGGTTGGAAAACCACAGGGTAGGTCAAGAAAAGAACCTTGAAAAACAATCTCTTATCGATCAGTCCATTGCCCAAACTTATCAATTTGTAGATGATTATAACTACAAACGAAGTAAGGACAAGGAAATGATGGCACTTCAACGTGAAAAACTTGATATCGCACGTGAGGGGAATTATTTAAAGCACGAAGGTCAGCTAAGGAACATAGACGCAAAAGCTCAAGAACATAAAAACAAAGAAATACAAGAAAACAAAATAGAGGCAAAGCCTTATGTGCAAGAATATAACCAGGCAAAAGAAGTTAGTAAAGAGGTTGATGTTATCAAAAAACAAATCGCCATGCTTAAGCCTTATAATGGAATTGAGGGGGCATTAGGGAACGTTAATTACAGGGTGTTGGCTCAGGCAACAGGAAATGATCCTGATCAAATTAAAATTGTAGACAAAAGTTTGAATCAATTGGTCACCAAATCTATCGGATTCTTTGCAAAACCTGGAATTAAAGTCACAAACTTTATGGCGGAGCAGGTGTTAAAAGGAAAGCCAGACCTTACAATAGGTACAAACGCAATGAATAGGATGTTGGATGGTTTAAGACAAGAAGCTGAAGAAAAAATGGCTCGTTCAAAATTTATAATGGAGTCAGCTCGAAATGGAATTTCACCGATGGATGCCCAATTGTTTTATGATGAGAACCCAGAAGAAGCTGAAAAAATGTTAGGTGGGGGTAGACCTGAGCCAACAAGGCAGGGTAATCAGGACATGGGTTCAAAACAAGTGAGAAATTCTGAAAAACCTAAAAATGTATCAAATGAGTCACAGGCACAAGAAAATATGGCGGCACAGGGTGTTAATGACTTGAGTGATGAGGCCACAAAACGTATATTGAACGAGTAAAAAAGCGGAGCGTTCAATGACTGAAAAGGATATTAAGAATGAAGACTTTTATTTGGATTTGGTGCGACAGATTATACGCCGCGCTTATGAAGGTGGTGAAGAAAGTAAGATCTATGAGATCTTTAGAGCATTAGAAAAATATGCAAAGATAATAACAGAAGCTATTAAAAAAGATACGATTAACAAATTATTGAGGGAGATTATAAAAGATGATTTGTCAATAGCTATTGACTCTGAAGAGTTTAAAAACATTCATGAGATCGGCGCAACAATGGGGGTTATGATGTGGTTAACAAGAAACCTCTGCGAAATGACCGACTTCAAAGATTGGGAAGAAATAACAAGGGAAAATATTAGGGATGCGGCTCACATACAATTAATGATATTGATGAAAAGTGCATTTAAAAAGGAAGAAACAACATGAATAAGGATGAAGCAAACTTGAAACATTTTGAGGATAGTGAAAGCATTCATCGCTTAAAGTATGCAAAGATATTATACCAAAAAGAGAAAGAATTTGATAAATTTCTAAAAGAGGTTCAAGAATTAGAAAAGATAGAGCTAAAGAGGAAACAGCATAACTAAAGAAGAAAACACGTTATTTTTAAACGATGAAGAAGTTAACCGTCAATTAACAGAGTATTTTGGAGAAAACACCATGCAAGTAATAAATGGACTTGCAGATATATTAAAATATCCTAAAACCAAAGATTCTGACAGGTTAATCAAAGAATTGGTAGAAAAGTACTGGGTTAAAGAAGAGGGTGAGCCAGAATTTGAACGAGAGACAGAAAGACAACAGGAAACAGAATGACTCAAGAAGAGGAAAAAATATTAGGTGGACTAGCGCAAGATTTAAAATATTTTGAAGGATGGGAGGGATATGAAATGTTAAAGAAAGCTATGATATCATTTAAAAAAGCTCTTTATGAGTCTAAAATCAACAGAATTGTAGAAGAAAGCAAAGCTAAAGATGACCAAAGATGAAAACAACCTATTAACCCCTGATGAATTGGTAGACGGACTAAAAGAACATATGGGTGGAGACTATTTCAACGAGTTCATGAAAGAAATGAACAGACTTGAAAAAGATCTTATCGGCGAATATCCCGAAGATCATGTAAGGGTTAGGCTATATAAGAAAAGCGTTCATATGGGGTTTGATCTTTTTGTATTGGGGATTGATGCCGAAGAATCTAGCCCAATCTATAAAACTTTCAAAGAGTTTAAGTCGGGGGTAGAATTAATTGTAGATATGATAAGTAAAAATAGTGTCAATAAAGAAAATCCAAATCCAAAGGAGCGTGCGTTTATTTTTGGGGTAAGTATAACGTTATGCATTGGAATCTTGGAAGGTAAAAAAAACGATGGGGACTTTGAAAGCAAAACGTGGGACGATATCACGCCAGAAGACGTAAAAAGTGTTGTAAATCGAATGCTGAAAGAATATGCCGAGCTTGGCTGGATTATTGGTGCATACCCTGGGACAACAATTCATTAAGGAAGTGAATAAATGGAAAATGGTTTAGATGAAGTTAGCACGCTAGAAGTTGAATATAAATTGAAATACCTTATGGGTGAGACCAATTATAAAAGGTATAAGGATAAGGTGCTTTCAAACGATAAAAACAAAATATTAAGACTTGAGGACCTTACTATAGGATTGGCAGGGTGCATGGAAGAAAGCTTTTACGAAGAGCTCATGAATGAAATAAGTCATATAGAAGAGAAAATTCAGAAGACTTACGTGGGTGATCCAATGGGAATGCAGTGGTACAAGAAAGCCGTTGAACGAATGTTTGAACTTTTTGGCAAAGCTTTGGATGCTAAAGAAACAAGCCCAATCTATAAGATATTCAAGAAATTTAATACCTCGATCAAGCTTATTATAAAAACATTACTCAAAAAAGATTTTGATGAAAGCAAGTTTAGTCCAAAAGAAATGATATTTGTATTCAACAACCGTATTGCATTAACCATGGCGATATTTGAAAAGTTTCACTTAGACGAAGACTTTGAAAGTAAAAACTGGGCAGACGTGAACACAACGGACATAAATAAAGCGGTTGGAAGGGTATTAAAAGAATATATAAACATTGCGGAACAAGGATTGACGTATACAAAAACGACAATTCATTAAAGGAGGGGTAAGATGGAACAACGAGAAAAGGTAATGTTGTTAATAGGAATTACAGCGTGGGCTATACAGGCAATTTCCGGACAAATACTGACAATGAATAGATTCCATAAAATTGAAGAAACACTAGAAAAGATATATAAGGTATTGGCACACGAAAAAGGAGGTTCGGATGACGGAATTAGAAGCAGCCATATTAGATAAAAAATACAATCAAAAAGTTCTGGATCTTTGCGTAAGGTTTCATAAAGGTGAAAAGGGTAAAATACCATTTATATATAAGGCCTTTAATGATGCAGTAGATGACTTAATATTACAGGTTACTGGAAGAAAGATTGCAGAAGATATCAATGATTTGGAAGACATTAAAACGTTGATAACGTTTAGGACTGCATTGGGGATGGCAATCTTTGAAGACGATGCAAAGGAAAGAGATTGGAAAAACGTTAATGTTTCAGAGATAGCGGAGGCAAAAGAGACTGTTTTAGCTAAATCTTTAGAAATTGACTCAGTAATAAAAAAGGGAGAAAGAATGATTAAAAAGATCGAAAGCCTAAACAGAAAGCTGATAACCACAAGAATCATTATAGTAATGCTGGTTCTTGAAATTGTTTATTTTGTGTTTTTAAGGTAGAAAAATGGATTTGAAATCAATTATTGAAGCATATAGGGCAGAAATATCAAAATTATGCGAATCAGAGTATGTTTATTATGCATTTTTACTTTTACTTGTAGTTGTCACAACATATGGATTGTTAAGCTATATGGAATATAGAATGAGGAAGATCTTAAGGGAGCTTAAAACAGAAAGTCTCAAAAACCAAGACAAAACAGAAGATATCAGAGACCGTGTTAAAGACCTAGAAGGAAGGGAGATGTGATAATGGTTAATATAGAAGCTGCTATGGTAGCGTTTGCTACATCCTTTGCGATAAGCACAATTACAGTGAGTGTAATTTGTAGTGTGATGGGAAGAAGTTTGAACAAAAGGATCGAAAATCTAAAAGAAGATATAAAAGATCTAGAAAGAATAAATGAAGAAATTGATGAAGTGATAGACAACTGTCATAAAATAAACAAAAAATTAGATTTGATATGCGATTTAAAGAAAAATACCTAACCGAATTGCGAGATAAGGTTAGGTATTAGACAATTATTAAACATAGATGAGGGGTTTGCTTCAAGGGCGCCCCTCAAGATAAAATATATACATTAAAACAAATCCAGTCAATAGCTTTATTAGAACGAGTCGCGAAATCTTATATGGTTTAATCCATTCCTACCCTATCAATAGTAGTTCATTTTTACCCACCATTCTTCTACAATAGACCATACATAAAAAAGGAATAAGAAATGGATAAAAACCAATTGCAGAAAAGCTCTAAACTTATCGCTCAATATAAGGGCATAGATGAAGCAGCAGCCCTTAACATGCTCAAACGAAAAATTAATAGGATGAGTGGTTTAGAGGCTGAACCAACAAACGAATATCAGGATGAGGCGATGCGAAAGAATCCGATGGAGGGTATAGGGAATGAACCAATTGAAAATGAACAGGTTGAACAGATGCCTAAGAATCCATATGGAATACCTGACTACAATAAAATCGAAACAAATTTTTTAAATAACGCACAACTGATTGCACAGAAAAAAAATATACCATTAGTACAGGCGGAGCAATTACTTCAAAGTAAGATGGACGAGATTAGTCAAAGGAAACAACTTGAAGCAGAAGAAACCAAACAAAAATTAGAAGAGATCAAATACAACGCCTCAGATCGAAAGGGATTCTTAGAAAACGTAGGGGATTATGCAACTGAAACAGTAAAGCATCCACTAGATAGAGCAGGACAACTAGGAGCTGAGGTTGTATCTGCACTCCCTGGATTGGTGGACGTTGGATCTGCGATTGGTAGCACCATGATCAACATGGGTCATGCGGGCGCACCAGAAGAACATGATATAACAGGGAGACAAAGTATTAAGAAGGGAGACTATGAAGGAGCTAACTCTAACTTATATGGAAAAGTTCACAAGTTTGCTGAAGATAGTTTGAAAAGCATTGGACTCGAACCTCCAGAAAGTAAGTTTGCAAACAAGGCAAATGCTTTGGTATCTGTAATTCCAGAAATGGCTTTATATGGAGGGACAGGAACGTTATTGAAAAAGGGTGCGCAGAATGTATCTAAGCTTGGGAAAGCTGGAGAGAAAGTAGGTAAGGTAATTGATAAGACTGGCGACTTCTTAAAAGCAGGATCTGATATTCGAAATCCAGTTGATCTTGGTTCGAACATTGGGGGAACAATTCTGCCGATAGCTTCAGGGGTTAGCAGCCCAGCTGCTTCAGTTGTGTTAAGTGCGCTTGGATCTTTGGGAGGCGGGAAAGTAGCTAGGGGGTTATCAAACTATAGCGCAGCAGCCAGGAAATTTAAGAACAGCATAAAAGAAGGAGATGCTTTGAAAGATGCTGGGCAGACCAAAGAAATGTTTGAAGAGGGAGGGTTACATAACGAAACCCCAGAACATTTATCAGAGGCAGGAAAAAAGCAAAAGCTGTACGAAGAAGCAGGCGTTCCTGTGTATCCCGTCAACCTTACAGAGAACAAAGGGATCAAGATTTTAGGGAAGCAAGCCGAGCATAGTATATTTGGTGGTGACGTTAGGGACAAGCTAGACAAACAACTTCAAACTGTCTCTGAAAAAATAACACCACTTCACGCGGAAGAGTTCAATGCCTCAACTCACGGTAATGAAGCAATAGCAGCCTATGAACATAACACTAAGAAACTACAAGAACAGATCGACAAAGACTTTAAAAGGACTAAAAAGTCAGTTAAAGAACATACCGATCAAATCGTGCCATTAGTTAAAACAAAAGAGTTCATAAAAGACTTTTTTGAAGACGTAACGGCAAGGCCAGGACACATTAAGTTAAGAATGGATACGCCCGCAGGAAAGTTCTTGAACTTAATTGTGGCAGAAGAAGTGAGAAACAATGTCGAAAAAATTGTAAAAGGTAAACAAAAGGCAGACTTTTTATCTCCAAAGGAAAAAAAGGATTTGGGAGAGATCCTTAAAAAAAATCAAGAACCTATTTCGATAAAGGGAGCTAGCGGCAATAGTCATATCGTAGACGACCCATTGTTGCTTGAAATAATACGAAAGAAAATAGGGGGAGAATCACTCGTAGATAATCCATTGATCGCACCGTATTTGAATATGGAATATCCTTATGTGAAGGATGCAATGCAATACCTAAGAAGTCTATACCCAACAGGCAAAGGGTTTACAACAGCCGATCTTGGAGAGCTAAGGAACTTATATGGCCATATGTGGGAAGACGTAGAGGCAAGTGTAGGAAAACAAATGAAAATGAAAAGCCCAGGAGATTATCAACACTTCAGGGATACCTATCGGGACTATGTAGATTTCCTTACAACAGAACGGAAGCAACGCAATGAACTATTGAGGGACGTTGAAGATCCTGTAGAGTTTACAAGGCAACTGACCAATAGTGCAAGAAACAGCGATGGAAGGAAGGTTGGGTTTATTACGGATGGTATGAATGAAGGGCAACATCAAAGGTTTATCGAAACAACCAATCGGATCATGGGAAATAATAACAAAAAGGAGTTCAACCCTTTAACTTGGCATAATCGATACAAAGGACTTGATATTGAATCGAAGCGCGCGATATATGGAGACAAGTTGCCTATTTATGACAACCTGAGTAAAGTTGTAGAAGACATGCAACACGTTCATAAGCTTGAAAACACCTCAGGATCGTCTAAGCATGGGTTGGTATCCGTAGACGCAGCCTTACTTTACAATGCGTTCAAGGGGTTAATGCTTGGAGCTAAGACTGGAAGTATTTCAACTATGGGTAAGGCAGTTGCACCGATACTGGTTAAAATTACAGGGAATAGAGCATTAACCAATGCAAAAGTTGGAAAATGGATGGTCATGTATGAAAATGCTAAAACAAAAAGAAAAATGATCGATGCCATTAATGAAATTGTGCCACATACAAAGTCCAAGGCTATTAGAGACATGCTAAAGAATATTGGGCGCGTAATGCATACAGTAGAAGACAATGAATAGAAAGGAGTAAAACATGAAAGAAATGGAAGAAGAGACGGTACAAAGTAAATTAGCGTCATACCTACTAGGAGGTGAAGAAGCGTATGAAAAGTACGAAACAAAAGTAGGATACATGTTGAGTTGGCTAACCGATTATAACCAAGACTATGTCGAGGACAACCTGTATAGGGTATTGAGGGAAAAGCTAGATACTAGCATAATGGATACAATAATAGAGATGGGAGTAAATAAAAGATGGCTAACATTCAAACCACTAGATATCGATAGATGCCCAATGTTTATGATCGTGAAAGTACTTACAGATGAAGGGACAAAGGTTATAATTCAAATCGAACCTTATGGTAGTAACTGAACTCAAATTGAAAGGAAATGGTAATGGAGAAAAAGATTGATGATGGCGATAAAGTATTAATAAAGTTATTGAAAGGGCAAAGCGCATTGGATCATTATAATGCGCGAATGAAAGAGATATGGGACAAGGTTGTACTGGATAAAAAAGGGATAGAGGTAAAATGTGCAAAGGTAGAGGTTGAAGACAGAGGTGAACGGAGCGAAGACGATGGAAAGCCATTACCTGAAGAAGAGGTTAGGGATTTTATGCGAAGATTAGGAATAGATGATCGAAAGTATAGGATAGAGTGTGCAATTACTGAATGGAGTAGTTGGATTAAATGGTTAAAGTCGAAAGGCAAATACGAAAGGATAGCTAAAGGAAGGATGGAAACAATAAGTGAAGGAACATTTACAAAGAATAGGATAAGGGGTTTGAAAATGATAGAAGTCTATAATCAAGTGTTTGGAGACGGGCCGATTGCGTACGGTGAACTCAATCTAAGGTTTAATGGTGAGGTAGGAAGGAAGCTGGATCAGTTGGTGGATCGAGACAAAATAACTGAAGCAGTTGAGTACTTAAAAGACGTGATAGCAAGTAAAGATTACACAGAAGATATGAGATACGATGCATTGCGGGGTCAATTACAAATGTTGATAGATGAAAAAGTAAGAGACTTAACGGAAGAAATGAAGATAGATGAAGCAATAGAATTCAGAAGATTAGAAAAGAAAATAGCAAATCATGTAGTAGAGTTAAAGAAAAATGGAAAGCTAGGTGAGGCAAACGAGTTCTTAATAAAAGCAATAGAGGGTGTAAGAGGAGAGACACAACTAGAAGTAGAAGAAGCTAAGATGCCGAAAGATATAGAAAAGAAGCTTAAAGAGATAACTCGAACTGATATAGGTTTTTGGGAAGGGCTGGTATATTTTATAGGAGCGGGATTATTTGTAGGTATGTGTGTGAACATAATTTATCAAATATGTAAAGTTACCTTCAAAGCAATTGGGGGGTAAGGATAAAATACAATGAAGAAGGAAACAAAAATGGTTATTAGTGATCTGATTATATTTATGATGGGAATGCTGGTTGGGGTATTTATACTATGGGTGAAGATAAAAGTAATGGCATGAGAAGCAAAGAACCCAAGTAAGGGAGGTAACCTGGGTTCAGAGATTATCAAGGTAATAAACCCAGAAGGATCTATGCAAATTCAATATAACAAAGAAGGGTTCGTTAAACAATAGGAATGTTAATTTCATCAATGTTTTTAGAAAAGTCATATTTCAGAAGTTCAAAGACAGACATCTGAAGGGTTTTAGGGAAAGCACTATTGTTTAGATCACACATATTACATGCAATATATAAAGCACCAGGGTAAGTCTCGTTGCAAAAGTTTAATAATTCATTCTTGAACGATGGACTAACCTTTAAGATAGAGTTGATAACTTTTCTCAAATCAAAAATCATATCAGCCCAAGCGGGGGTTCTGTAACTACTTTTAGTTGACCATGAGAGTAGGTTAGCCATCAAGCGCATGAGGAGTTTTTTAAGTTCTTGTACTTCAGCATTCTCAAGCTTTCGAATCTCGGTAAGTAAGTTTGGGATATCAACTTTAGAAATATCACGACTCTCTAAAGCATGGATATTTTCTTGAATCCACAGATGATAGTCTGAGTCATAAAGAGTCTTGTCAGTCATTAGAGTAACAGCCTTTCAGAAATTAAAGATAAGGGTTGGTAGATCCAACCAACCCAAGCCACGATCGCACACGCCCCTACTTAGTAACCCCTAGGGATGGAATTCAGGGAAATATACAACCCACGCGCGCGGTCAGTTCTGGTTATATAATGCCTTGGAAAGCATTTCAAGAAGATAATGGATGGGTGCAAATTGATTTGCACCATTTTATAGCCGCCCCGCCGCGAATTCGTATATACAAACTCTCATGACCAAAAAGCCGTTTTGTGTTGAATTAGAATCTCATCAAAAAAGGTGCTGAACCATTGGGCGAAAGTGAATTAACATCGGTTTGTGGAAATTGTGTACAGGTGGAGGGGGCGGAACGAAAGGGTCTATATTGAATTTGGCAAGGAATTGGCTGTTGCAGGAAAACCACAGATATGGATTTATTTTTGAAAATATGCATATTTCTTAAAATATATTTTGACTATAGCTTTTAATGGTGTTACTTTAATTATGAAGACAATATGTTTCAAACATCAAACAGGAGAAAAGATATGAATACAGTTGAAAAAAATAACTACCAAATCACTGAAGAGACAATAGGAGAAGTTAACGTTGCAGCTAAGCGTATAAGCTCTTTAAATGGTTTTCCGTCTGCAACCTATCACCATATTGCATTTAACATCGAATGGAAAAAAGGATTGGATTGCAAAGACTCATCCTTGGGCGTTGTTACATCTGAGACAAAATTGGATAAGGATAGCGTTTTTGCCGATCTATTGAGTCGTGTTAGCAATGAAGAAAATCAATTGAGTGGTTCTGTAATTTTAGCTACAGAGATTACCTTCTTAGTTAACCGAAAGAAAGATATTGAAACGTTGCTGACAAACTTACGCGAAACTCTTAAAGATCTGGCTCTTCAAGGTGGTGACATCCCATTTTGTTTCTCGATCTCAGTTAAGAATTGCAAAATTGATATTACCGATATTTGTAATTATATTTTTACAAATGGAACGTTTTTAACCTATCACACTTTTCACAACTACAGTGAAAATACTCTTTACATGCTTAGTAATGCATTGGAAGCCAAGAAAAAAGTAGCATAACGTTAACATACACCAACCCAAAAGGAGACTAGAAATGAATAGCGTTGAAAAATTAGAAACTGAAATTACAACACGCACGCGCCAAATTGTTAACTTTGCTGCTCTGCGGCTAAGTCAACTATCTTATGAAAAATCATTTTTCTGCGGGGGCTTTCGTCACGTTGCGTTTTATATTGAGGGTAAAGAAGAAGTAAAATGCAGGGAGCAGACAAATGAATTAAACAGAGAAACAGGGTGGGTAAACCACAGTGTATTTGGGGAAGTATATAACAATATTTTCCACGACCATCATCATTTCAAAGATTCACTTAGTTATACTACTGAGATTGACCTTGCAGCGAACCCTGAGATTGACCTTCAGTCAATAGTGATTAACTTGGGTTCAAAACTTAACGAAGTACTTTCGAGGAATGATTATAATCACTATTGTATTTCAATCTCTACTAAAGGCCTGAATCATAGCATTGCGGATATTGGGAACTACCTTGTTAAACATGGATTGTTTGAGACCGCCTTCTTTTTTAACGACTATAGTGGTGGTGTTCTTTACCTGTATAGAAACCACCTAACACCAAAAAGAATTAAAGCAAGAGACTTAAGAAAAAAGGCAAAACGTTAACATACACCAACCCAAAAGGAGAATAGATATGAATACCGTTGAAAAAGATAAAGCACTAGAAGCTGAGTTTAGAGCAATACAGGCAGTTAAATATGCCGCAGTCAAACTCAGTGAACTAAACAATGAATCCTATCGCCATATAGTTATCGGCATTGAAGGGGTGGAAAAACAACCACAAAAAACCCTAGAAATTATTGAGACTGAGTTAAATTGGGTACATCACCTGGTATATACAAATGATGGTAAAACTGCCGATGCTACAAGCCTCACAACCTTGGTTAGATTTCTCGTAAGCGAAGATATAGATCTTGAGACGTTAATTGCAAACATACGTTTCACAATAGAGCAATTAATAATGGAGAATGAAAACTTTGATCAATTTTGTTTCTCGATCTCTGTTGAGGATACCAAGATAAATATTGCTGACATCTCGGATTGTCTTGCGGCGCAGGAAATGTTGAATTTCAACTTTTTTTACACTAAGTGGAATGGCACACTTTCAATGTTCAGCAACGTGCTGGTATAGCCAGCACAAAGATAAACAAATTAATTCAATCAAAAGGAGACTAGAAAAATGACCGCAGAAAACAAAGAACTATACCAAAACAGAACACGAAATGTTGTTGCATCAATTAACCGTGGCTTTAATGCATTAGCGCCAGGTGACCACTTTGTGGTAACCGTGCTAAACTCTGACCTAGAGCTGGAAAATGGCTTTGAAATCGAAGGGGTCGATTGCTCGCCTAAAGTTAAGTGGACTAAAAATGGATACCCTTTTGAACTTCACAAAGGTAAGTATGAATACTTTGGGGCTAAGTGTCACGCTGGGTTGCAATGGAATCATACAGTGTCCATAAATAAAGATAAAATTGATCAAGCCAAGCTCTTTGATATTTTGGTAGATGAATTCAAGTTTTTTATTGACAGTAAGTTTTTTGCTCCAGGACTTGTAAAAAAGAACGGTAAAGTTATGGACAAAGTTCTAAAGCGTCCCAACTATTGTATAACGTTTGCCTTTGACCAAAATCTTGTAAATATACAGGATTTTGTTACACATGTTCAGCAAAAGAATTATTCTTATTCTTTTTTCAGAGTTGAGGTTTTTAAAAACACAGTATCGTTTTACACGCTTGAAAAGCACAAAAACATTGCATGGCGGTACATTCAAGATATTGCGACACATCTCAATAAACGAAAGACCATGTGTCATTTGGTGTTTACTGTTCTTGAGTCTCACAAAGAGTTAGAGAATGGATATATGTGGGATAAGGAAGATCATTCCTTTAGGTGGTTATATTGGGATAAAACGCTTGGGACGCCCGTTACATTAAACGAATATGACTTCTCATATGTAGAGGTTCGACGTGGCGGGTGGGAAAACAGAAACCACATGTTTATCAATAAAAATAAGATTGATCAAACGAAATTAATTCAAATTTGCGTGGCGCAAATGGCTGATTTTTTCTCCTGTTGCGTAAATGTTCCCGAGGACTTTTGCATTACCTTTGCCTTTGAGCCAGGTATTGTGGATATCGATAGCTTTGTAAAACAGCTGCAAGAAACTTATCCTAACTATGCTCGTCTTGCGGTTGATAAGCAAAAAAATGCAGTCTCGTTTTGCACACAAATAATTTGGCAAGGGGATTAAAGGAATGAAAGCTCCCAAACATTTATTAACTGAGTTTGCCGATGCTCTGTGCAAGAAAGCTGGCGACGTTCCCGTGCCATCCCTTGATATTTTGGGGGATACGCCTGAAGGAGTAAAGGAAAGGGTAAAGAACTATATAAGTGAGGTTAACCCAGAAGGGGCAAACTACCGCTGTGCCTACTATCTCTTGGAAATAATTCGAAATGTCTCTAAGGCAGTTGTGGCACGAGAAGTTTTGGTATTTATTTCAAATATTTTAAAACAAAGAATGGACGAGGAAAAGTCGCGCCAAGACAACAAGAGATTTGTATTGATATTTGATATCAATTCTGAGTGCGAAACCTCGTTTTTATGCGAAAAATTTAAAGGAAGCCTTGTACTGCCTGAGGGATATTTTGTTGAGCAGTTGGAAGAGTTAATTTTGATATATAACACTTAATGAAAGGAATTTGAAAATGGGATACGCAAAAAAACAATATACGAATGAATTTGGACAACCTTACGTTGCCGAAGATTTTAACAGAATGGAGTTAGATTTTAAATGCATGGCGATCGAAACGTTTACGGAGCGGCAATCATATCATTACAGCCCAAAGGTTCGTCAGCAAATGGTTGAGAATGTTAGAACCTTATTTTATGATCTCGCGATTGAAGACAATTTGCGCATGGGGTTTTTAAAGGGGATCGTTCTAAAGTTTGCACAACTCGACATGAATTCAAGCACAGACGAAGAATATATTTTGAAATTCGATAGGTTGGCTATGTTGTTTGTGAAAATTTGGATTTTGAACCCTTACATGTTTGCAAAGTTTTCAACGGAGCATACGTATTTGTATGCCAAACCTACGGCTACAGATATTTTGGATACGCGGTTGATTAAGGAGTTCGTAAAAAAATGCGTGCCGCTAATCGATAGGTTGGTGCATTTATTCAACGATACTAAAGAAATAGAAATTTTAAACTAGGGGCAACAGAAATTGGAAAAAGAATATATTGCGAAACAGTCGGAACATGAAACCTTAGGGGGGTTTCCCCCAAGGTTACGCGAACTCGACAACAACATATGGAAAGTAACAGGAGACACGATTGATGCGAACGCAATTCCAATTGATGATGCGTTTGTGTTTTACGAACATTTCCCACTTCATTTCTATAATTTGTTAAATTATGCGCGCTGGTATTCAGGCATGCACTGCCCAATCTGTGGTTGTGAGTCAATTATGGCAGATATTACTTTAACAACGTTCGAATATCCGTTTTTTAGATGCTTGCCTGGGTTCGAAAAACCAATGCATAGGTTTAATGGCTTTACAGATACAATTTTTGAACACTCTAGGCAATGGGCTGTGCCTTTATTAAGCTGGGTCAAGGGGATTGCCTTTTATTTGAATTGCGTAGGGGGGAAAGAACCAACCCTAAAGGAGATGCTGGTGGTGATGGGGGTGAATAACCCTGGGTTGTTTTCGCGTTCTCAGACTGCAAAAAATATTGTAAAAGTATTAAAGTTTGCACGAAAGACAAAAGTTTTTGGAAAGCAGTTTAGAATTGAAACCTTAGGTCAGTTGGTTAGGGTTTTGAAGTGGATCTTTAGTTTTAATGCCAAGGTTGAGTTTGATTTAACGAGAGGTACAAATTTAAGTTTTTCAACGCGGAAGTTAGCGCAAGATAAGTCAAAACGAAAGGTTTAAAAATATGAATCGATTAAAAGAAGATCCAACCTTTGTAATTGAAAAAAAAACTAGGCGGACGCGCGATTGGCTAAGCTATTCAGAGGCTAAAAAAATTGTCAAAGGTTTAAATTTAAAATCTGTCGCAGACTATGAATTAATTGCTAAAGAAATTAGGCGTTTCTTAAAGCTCCCAGCAGACCCTTCTAATCTTTATAGGGATGAAGGGTGGGAAGGTTGGCCTGTTTTTTTAGGGGTTGTGAAGGCCGGGGACAAATACAAAATTGATAATTTTGTAAGTTTTAATAAAGCGAAAGATATACTCAAGGGCTTAGGGATAAAAAACACAAGAGAGTTTAGATCAATGGATAAAGAACACAGGCTTTTGCTAAACTTACCTTCAAATCCTGATAGTTTTTATAGAGACAAAGGTTGGAAAAGTTGGACTCATTTTTTTGAAAGCTCTGGAACACGGGGTTTAAGTGCAAAACTTATTTCATTTTATGAAGCAAGACAACTAGTTAAAGAGCTTGGCGTTGAAACTATAGCCGAGTATAAAGAATTATCTTCAGAAAAAAAGAGACACTATGGATTGCCTTCGAATCCCGGACAACGCTATAAGGAAAAAGGGTGGGAAGGTTGGCCACACTTCTTTGGGAGGGAAGACCTCAGAGCTGATAATTCGCTTGCACACATTTTTAAGGCTAAAGAAAGTGTTAAGGAGCTGGGGCTTAAATGTTATCTGAAATATAAAATCTTGCCTCTTGAATTAAGAAGTAAACTTGGCCTACCCTCATCTCTTCAAAAATATTATAAGAAAAAGGGATGGGCTGGTTGGGATGATTATTTTGGGCGCATAAGAAAGAAATTTAGAACAAGAAAGGATTAAGATATGTATTTATCGCTTTACGATTTGAGCGTGATTTATGGAAAACAGCCCCTGCGAAAAACTGTATGGGTAAGCTACCTAGACGCTAAAAAAATTATCAAGACTCAAGGTATTAAAACCTCAAGGGAATATAAAGCTATGGATAAAAAATTTAGACTCTCTCTAAAACTCCCCGCGTGTCCCCACAGAATGTATGCGGACAAAGGGTGGGAAGGTTGGCCTGTGTTTTTAGGGACGTCTAAAGAGGGCGAAAAATACAAAATAGATAATTTTGTAAGCTTTTCCGAAGCGAAAAATATTGTCAAGGCTCAAGGTATTAAAGCCTCAAGTGGCTATAGGGCTATGGATAAAAAGCTTAGATTTTCTCTTAAACTACCCACTCACCCTGAGAAGAGTTATAAAGACAAAGGGTGGGAGGGTTGGGCCCATTTTTTAAGAAACAATGGCACAAAGATTATTTCTTTTGAGGAGGCGAGGCTGCTTGTTAAAAAGCTTGGCATTAAATATGAGAGGGAATATCAAAAGCTTTCGAAAGAAGAAAGAGAACAGCTTGGTTTACCTTGTAACCCTAGGCTTGTTTATAAAAATAAAGGGTGGGTAAGCAATCCCGATTTCTATGGGAGAAAAGATCTAAGGTATATAGTTGTTTTTACTACATTTGAAAAAGCTAAAGAAATAGTTAAAGAATTGGGTATTGTAACACGAGCCGAGTACCTAAAGCTTACCCCCGCAAAAAGAATGGAGCTTGGCCTACCCTCTCACCCTGATTTGGTTTACAAAGACAAAGGATGGATATGTTGGGGTGATTATTTTGGGAAAGTAAGATAATTTAAATGAAACATAAAAAAGGGTTAGACGGAAAATTTATCAAAAAAGAGTTTTGGGATTTTGAAACCTCAAGGAAGTATGTACATTCTTGCAAATTTAAGAGCTATATGCAAATGCAAGACGCCTTTTTAAATAATTTGATACCACCTCAAGTGCCAAGACGACCCGACAGGCAATATCAACATTCTGGGTGGATTTCTTACACTGATTTTGTGGGAATCCCCCCAAAAATAGTGCACATGTCATACGCAGATGCTGAAAAATTAGTTAGAGATCAGGGCTTTAAATCGACCAGGGAATATTTGAAGTTCAAGCGATTGCACCCTAAATTACCCACAAAGCCCCAATACGTTTATCGGGATAAGGGGTGGGAAGGTTGGAAAACATTTTTTTCAAAGCCAGATCCAGAATTGGAACACAAAACACCACGAAAATTGGAAACCAAACTTAAAACTTTCATGGAGGCTAAGGCTTTTATAAAACCTTATAAAATTCAAAATGAATCTGACTGGTATAAGCATGTACGTTTGGGGTTAATCCCAAATGATATCCCAACCCACCCCTCTATTTTTTACACCCGTCAGGGTTGGGATAGTTGGGAGGATTTTTTAAGCAAAAACCAGCCTTAATACTATTGACATGGGGTCATTTCTGCCTTAAAATTTATGTATAATAAATTATAAGAAATAAGATGGCCCTAACCTTTACCTCACGCTATATTGATATGGGATTTAACCCCGACATTGCAAGGTCCTCGAGCTTTTCTCCGACCGCAATGTGCGATTTTTCAAAATTCGTAGTTCCTTATGATGATCTTGTACCGTATATGGAATTTGGCGGAAACATGCTTTATGACACGGGCCTTAGAGTATACAAAGATTTTGTTGACGAACCACAGCCAGCAAATCTTGCACCCCCTATCATTCTAGACCCCAAACCCGTTCAGAACCCACGACCTATTTTAAATTTCCTGCCATGGCCATAAAAACATGTTAAAACAAATCCAAACTTCAATTACTCAAGGGGCAGGTGTTACTTCAACCGAGCTTACTTTGGGAACTTCTGCGAATATCATCATTACCCAGTGTACCATTCAATCACTTGGTACAGGTATTGTTGCCTTAATTGCAGGCCCATCTTCAAGCACAAAAATATGCTTTTCAGCGTCAATCAACAATACTTTTGTGTCGCCAATTTCTACTTATTTATCCCCTGTTCATAATTTAACAAATGTTGTAACTATTAAATCCTCTGGGTTTACAGCGGGTGATATTATTAATGTAGTAATTAATTACCGTGAGTTCAACGGGATTAACAGCTTGTCATCAAATATTTTGCTTGAAAACTATGCAGCTTCAACAAATATTATTGGCGCAACCCCCTTACTTGCAAACTCTGAATCCAATTTTAACTATAATCTAAAATCTTTTTTTGTAACCACCGCATCAACAACTAATCAAATTGTTTTAAAACTCACCAGCCCGGTATTTACATCTGGAATACTTTTATTACAACCTTTTATTGGACAGTTTAACTATCAAGTAATGGGGCTTACAGAACAAACTTTATTAACCATAGGCTCATCAATTTCTGTCGAAATGTCCGAAGCAAAAAATAGTTCATTTTTTATATCCTACACCAAGGTTCCCGCATGACATATGATGACTTAAAAGAGCAAATTAAATTTATCACCACAAAAGGAAATGAACCGTCCTTTGATGCCCAATTACCAACTATTATTGAAAACGGACAACGCGAAACCCAACTTAGATTAAATATTTTGCAATCCCAAGAAACTGTGACTGGATTTATTTATCCCGGAACTCAAGAAATTATAAAACCCTATAATTGGCTTTACACAGTAGCTATAGATCTAACTAACCCCGATGAGAACGATAAATATTACCCTATGAAACGGCGAGTTTATGGATATGTCAGGCGGATTCAAGACAATTCAACCGTTGTTGGAATTCCCGAGTACTATTCCAATGAAGATCAAGACCAAAAGTTTTTGTTTGCACCCATGGCTGCCCCCTTATCGATTGGAGAAGGGTATTCCTATACACTCCGATATCATGTATTGATTAATCCTTTGAACGAAACTAATCAGCAAAACTGGATGACAAAGACGTACTCAACCATTCTTCTTCAAGCGTGTCTATATTACGCTTTTTTATTTTTAAGAAATATGTCAGTTGCAAATTTTCACTTAGAGCAAATGAAGGACTTGGTGGGAGTTGCCAGGAAAACTGATTTGCTCGGCAAAACTGATGAAAACATTAATCACAAAGTAAGTTAGATTTTTTAAGTGAAAAAAGAAAGAGGCCAGTTTGCACTAACCTCTTTGAAAAATAAAAACTAAATACCGATCTAATTTTGGATAGTTTAAGCTAAACATATCCTAAAATCAAGTCAGTAGTTAATAGCCCATCATGTTCATGCTTGGAACATTGCCGTTGCCCATCATCAATCCACCCCCTAAAAATGGGTTTCTAGGTTCAACTGGGTAAATAAATTTTTTATCCTGATTGTCAGCGTAAATTACGAACTTTTCTGTATTTAACAACATTGAAATAATGTCGGTTGCGTTTTGAATAGCTTCAATCACAACCTTTACAGGTTCAAGAATGCCCTCTTCATAAAGACAAATATTACCTTTTCCTGTTCGTAAATTTGCACCAATCCACACCTTTGGATCTTTTCCACAATTGGCCCTTACCCCATCACATATGCAATCCTGAAACAATTCATCAGCATGATTAGTTTTGAATAATTGTCGAACAACATTTTCCAAGGCCGCAATTAAAAACATATTTCCACGAGATACTTCTTCTCCAAACAAATGTTTTGCAGCCATCAGATATGGCATGCCACCTCCAGGTAATGCCCCATGTTCTCGAGCTACCATCACAGCACACACGGCATCTTCAATGCGATCTGCGCGTTCGTTAACAGATTTTTCTGTAGAACCACCAACTGATAGGATCGCAACACCGTCCGAAAGTCTGGAAATTCTGTGCCTGATTACTGATCTAAGCTCTTCGTCAGTTTCAGATTCAAGCTGGGTTCTTAACCCTTGAGACACTTCACGCATTTTTTCTGCATTTTCTGGAAGGGGTATGAATATACTTTTGTCTTTGGTGACGATTGATTTATGCAATCGACCTAAATCTGAAATATTAGCCTGCTGTGTTCCAGTACCCAATCGTTTTGTAAACTTTGAACCGATACCTTCACATCCTGTGATCAACCTTAAATCTGTCATAAAGTCTTCTAGAGCTGTTGGGGAATCGCCCAAATGATCTGCTTGGATTACACAAATATTTAAGCTTCTGTGCAAGTGTTGGGTTATCACCCACTCCAAAATATCATCTTTTATTTTTTTACACACAATTAAAAGATGGGGTACATCTGTTAACTTGCCACCTAAATCTTCACCTTCTGCGCGTAATTTTTGATGGTAATTGGTGATTTGGTATGCCAGATTGCTTAATTGGAACACCGAATAAATTTCATCTTCAGTTACTAATACAAACGGATACATTAATTCTGAATTCATGCGTTGAGGGTTGTTAATAAAATAGCTGGACATAAAGCCTTTCATAATGCCCATCCCAGGAGACGTAAAGAGTTTTGTTTGAGTAGATTTTGAAGGCTCTACGTAAATATTTCCTGTTTCTCCGATAACTTCTATAGCTTCTTTTAACAATGATGCTATTTCGGTATCGTTGTTGGATGCAATTAAGGCAACTTTTTCAAGTGTTTCTGGATCTTTCGAAGGAAGAGCTACCGAATTTAAATAATCAATAGCCTTCGTTGTTGCTTCTTTCAAGTCATTCCTAAATTGAGGCGTAATCTTTACCAAGGGCTCACCCTCTTCAGATCTACCCGCTTTGTAAAGTTCCCATGCAAGTAAAATTGCAGTAGTCGTACCGTCACCAGCCCTTGAAACTGTATTATTTGCGATATCTTTAATGTAGGTTGATGCGCAATATTCGACCTGATCTGAAAAGGTCATTTCGCGGGCGACTGTGACGCCATCTTTTGTACAATGAAGGTGACCGTCGTCTTTTTGCAGGGATACTGAGTGTCCGTTTGGTCCAAACGTTGACCCTACAGTTTCTGAGAGTTCTTTTAGACCTGAATAGACTTTTTTATGGGCTTCTACCCCAGACACGACTTGTTTGAAAATCATTCTTATTGCTTTCCTTGTTGTTTTTACTTATTTATAATTAATCGATTATAAACAAAATGTAAAAGGAAAACGAGTATGTTAGATACAAACATTTTTGCAATATCCTCCCCCTTTCATTATTCAAGAGATGCTTATTATGTCAATACTAAGCATTATACTTTGCTTGAACAAGAGGATTATGAAAGAATTATGCAAGATAATATTGAGATTATTTTTATGCATTGTGAAAAGTTTTTTGAAACTCAAAAGGCAAAAAAAGAATGGAATCAAGCGTTAATTAACTTTAAAACTAAGGCTTTTAATGATTGGAAAGCATACGAAAAGTTCAAAGACGTTTTTATTCCTTTTATGGATCAAGCATTAATTTATTATAAAAACAACCCCTCAGAAACTCTTACCTATGACACAATTAAAAAAAGATGGGAGGAAGTGAGTCAGGAATTAGAGACGCCTTTTAAGAACTCAATAGGAGAAATTTGCGGGTATATCCGAAGGGCTCTTAGCGTCTCAAAAATATAAAGGAAAAACACTCATGGAAGATACTGCCGTCATTGATTTAAGCCAACCACAACGTTTAAATATGTTTCAACACCCTTGGCCAGAGTTATCTGACAAAGTAAATACTGCAAAAACCTTAGATGAGGCATGCCTTATTTTCTTAAAAATGACTAGAAGGGATTTTGAACCGCTTATTCAAGCTCGCATAAACTCTTCTGGGCTTAAAGGAGAAAAACTCGAAGCCTATAAACACAAAATTGAAAGGGATTTAAAAGAATATGAGGAGTTTCGAGCTTTGCTTACTTCTTTTATTAAAGAGTTTAGAAAAGATCGCGCGCTTCAATACAATTTAGATTTAATTAAGGAATTTCGAGAAGGATGGAAAAAAATATCTGGCAATCTTGATCAAGGTTGGCAAAAGTTACATCCTGATTTTGTATTGTTTATATTCAGGAATCCAGAAATATGAATGAAACACTAAAAACCGAGGCTGATAGCCCACAACACACAAATATGTTTGCAATATCTTCTCCAATGTATTTTGGAAGGGGGGTAAACTTTGGATGGGGGCTACACGAAGACGATACGCGAGATGAGTTTGAAGCACCTATTTTTGAAAGGGAATCATTCGAGCCTTTTATAGAAAAACACCTGAAAGATAATTTTTATGACTCAGAACAATATTTTGAAACTGCATCTACGCGTGAAGCATGGTTAAATACTCTCGAGCATCACAAGGCAACCATAGAAAGAGATTGGAAAGCTTATGAGACTTTTGTAAACCTGCTTAAAGATTTTCTCGATCAGGTCAAAAGTGAGATGAGACATAATCCATACCTGATGAGTGTTGGCTTTGATGCTGCCCCAGTGTATCAAACACGCTGGGAACAAATTTCAAAAAATCTAGATTTTCCATTTAGAAAAATTCACAGCAGTCTGATTGAACATCAAAAACGTCTTATTGATTTGGAGGACTATTAAAATGAACGCCGAACCACAAACTACTAATATGTTTGCGATCGCTTGGCCAGATTTCTTTGGGAAGGGTAAAGAGATTAAGAGGGGTGGGTTGTTTGATTGCCCGAGGGTTGAACGGGCTGAGATGGGGCCACATATAACTGCCCACCTTATGTCTTTATCCCTTAAGGGGAAAGAGCTTGATGATTATAAAAACAAAATCGAAAGAGATTGGAAAGCTTATCGTACATTTCGGAGGCTTTTAAAATCAATTATCTTAGAGTTTCAGGAGAAAACCAATGGCCCCCGAACATTACGAATTGGTTTTCCGGAAGAAGAAATACAATCGTTCCAAAAAAGATGGTCTGAAGTCTCTATGCATCTTGATCATCCTTTTAGGCGATTACAGCCTAATTTTATCGGATTTATATTATGCACTCAACCGAGATGACAGACCCTCTTAAAAAGTTCAAATTGGGAAATTTAAAGATTGTATCCCATGGCTCTGAAATCACAATAAAAACACCTGACATTCGAAGCAGGAAAGAGATTGCTTTTGAAATGGTTTCAAGAAAAATTGCACACTCTAAAAGAGAGATGCAAAAACTGGTTGAGGAAGATTATGTAGGATGGGATGAATTTAGGCATAAAACTTTTCTCAAACTAAGCAAACTTAGCAAAAAGTATAGGAAAGTCAAAAAGATCTTAAGCTTGATTTTTCAATTTAATCTTGAATTGAATGAGTTACATACCCAAAAATATAAAAAAAACATATAAAATTTATTAAGAAATTTTGATTTGACCGCTTCAAAGAATTCTCTTAATGTAAATTAGATCTCGCGCCAGATCTCCAATCAATTCATAGTGCGAGATCTACTTTTTTAACTAATCTTGCCTGCGCTTTCAAGCGTGTCTAGACGTTTCTTTAATAACTCAATCTCCAATAAAGAAAGATCAAAAATAGATTTAAGCGTAAGCTTAGAAACTTCATCTTTCAACAAATTAATTTCCTTCAACAAATTTTGAACGACAGCAACTGTGATTACGCTAATTTGGTCATATGAAATTGAAAACGGTAGCTTTTCCTTATCTAAATTTACTGTTTCAGGAAATAGCTTAACCACTTCTTCTGCAATTAATCCAATAGATATTTCAGGATCGTTTGACTTTTCATCGGCATATTTATAACGAAAGGTAACTGGCCTTAAAGCTTTAAACCTTTCTTTTATAGTCGGGTCAAATACACAAACAGTCCGAATATCTTCTTTAAATCGTTCAGATGACGTTAAAAGCCTCACCTGGTTTGATCCATCGAGAATTAAGGCAGTTCCTGACGTTGCAGTTAATCCCGTTAAGAACAGATCTTTTTGAATCGTAACTGTAGTTGCGGTATCATAGGTAACTGTGAGTGCTGGCTGTGAATAGGGAGTAAAGGTAATGTCAGAACCAACAATATTTGAAAACGTAGCCCCATAAATGATCGGAGCATAAAACGCAGTGTCTGACGCTACTGTATTTCCGTTTAGAGAATAGGCTGTTGCATCAAAGGTTAAAACATCGATATTATTGATCGTTAAATTTTGTTTTCCAGAGGTGGTTTGGAAATCAAGTGTTCGGGTTTGGCTTAAAGCTCCGGCATTATCGACCCACAAAAATCCTGAGTCGTTATTTTGCAAGACGTTTCCGACAATCGTAGCCTCCCCAAATACTGAAGGGTTGTTCATCAAAATGGCTTGCGTTCCCACATTTAGGTTCGTATCCCCCAAACTTACTGAGTTTGGGAGATCAGTTGTTTGAGTCGTATTCGTTAAATAGGTCGCTGTTGAGGGGGCAGCTCCTGCCGAGGAAGGAACAAAAGTCTGAGAGCCAATAGCAAGCTTTATAACAATTTTTGGATCATAATCTGCTACAACTATGACTCCGTCATAAGGGCCAAGCGTTGCAGATTGCGCTGCATACTCAGTCTCGGTTAGAATTTTTCTTATCAAGTAATCCATGGTGTGTTCCTTATATTATTTTTATATTTATGTTAAATTCTCTTATGTTTTTTTTACGTAGATATTGAAATTTCTGAAGGGTTTCCAACATCTTGATCAGTTGCTTGAAATCCAACTTGGATAATGCCAATATCAGTTACACCAATTTTAGGACTCAAAGCCTGGGTATCAATTGGAGTTCGATCAGAACTTGAAGGAGCAAACAATACTAACCTTGAAAACGCACCACCAGTGTTCTGAATAATATAGGTAAACGCTCCTCTAAATTGTGCGCTATCAAAGGCTTCTGCCCCAGTATTTTGAGTTACCAAGTTGGTAAAGTTAATTATGGTTTGAGTTCCCGTTTTAAATAGGTTGTTTGAAGGATCGTCGCAACCCACATAGTTTTCAATCATAAGTTCAGCGACTTGGGTTGGGGTAGTGGTGTTAACAATCCCAATATTGTAGCCAGCAACCCCTGTTTTAGAAAGCTCGGCAGTTAGTGGTGCAAAATCTGTTGGGGTTGTAAAGGCTAGGGAATAAGACGCAGGATAAGATGCCGAGCCAGAATCAGGCGTTACATCAAAATCAGTATTATTGTCCCATGTTACTGTGATTGGTTTTGCATAGCGTGATGACGCCCAATCAACTAGAACGATACCATCTATCTCAACCAAGTCATCAACACCGATCACACGCCCATAGAGCAAATTCGAGTCATTTGCACCAACTGTCACGCTTAGAGTTTTTCCACCCGTTCTAAAATAAACTTCACCATTATAACGGAGAACCTCTACATCGTTGTAGAAACCCCAATCCGTTGGGCTTGTTAAAATTAAAAGTCCGTCGATATAAACTTGATAGCGTGCTATACCTGAAATAAAAGTCATATGAAGCGCATATTTAATTGTTCCAGTTGTAGTGTCAGACAGTCCTACAATCCATCGATCGGTCGTGGCTGTTGGGGTTGCAGCTGCTACAGCATCAATATACCCATTACCCGTCAAGGCCTGAACAGTTGTAATTGTTGCGTTCGTGTTCGTTGCATTTAAAATTGTAAAGTCAGTTAATTGTGTGTTTTCTACGCTAAATCCGCCCGATAAATCTACTTCAACCTCTAAATCTCCAAACGTTCCATCTGCTTTCGAGTATTTGAATGAAACGCCGCCATCAACCATTGGGACTTGATATGAAAAATACATTAACCCTGGCTTAAATTCTGCGCTCAAATACAAAATATCATTTTCAGTGACTATGCGCCCTGCATAGGGGTTGTAATAGGGAGGGTTTGGAGCAAGCGGTGTAATATCTGCCTCTGGGATAGCTGATTTTGCCCATGCGCCCGTAACAGTTGCAGCACCCGTAACAGTTCCCGTTGCAACCCTAATTCTTATCCACCTTTCCCTTGGAGAAGAAGGTAGGCCTATATAATCTTCTGGCCATAGGGTAGGGATTGTTCCGAGCGTTAAAGTTGAATCGCCTGTTGTTTTCAAGAAGTTAACGCTTAATGTTGCGCCAGGCATAGTGATATAGCCTGAAGGCGAGTTATATTCTACAACAAACGTAAATGTACCCGTAGCAGCTGTAGTACAGTTAAATTTGTACCCATCGATCCCATCTCTATAAGAAATATAAAGAGACGTATAGTTAAAGTCTGGATCAGTTCCTGGCGTAAACAAATCTTGCGCCACAGCATCGTTAAAATTGTCTTGAACAGGAACCCAGTTTTGCTCAGATGGGTTAGAAAGCGATCCTTGAATTACTGCGTACTGGAATTCGTGATATTGAGAGTAAAAAGTAATTCCGTTGTAGTCTTGTTTCGTGAATTGACCAAGGAGCGCACCATCGTGGGTGTCTCCTGAATCAACGCCTATAGTCTGGGGAAGATCAAAAATGTATGCCATGAAAAAACCTTATTTCTTATTTTTTATATATTTGATTATACCTCGTATGAGGAGTCGATTACATCATTAATTTTTGATAAAAAAACCCAAAAGATTTCTCTTTTGGGCTAAGGAGAGTTATTATCGTCGAAAGCAAGAACAGATAACTTAAGACTTTTATAATATATCACTTTTTATTTATATAAACACTAAGATTTCTCTTCTGGGAACATCAGTTGAAGCAGCGGGTGTCGTCCACCATCAAACAAGTCTGTTTTTGCACTTCCCCCTTGTTTAAAATCTTTGCTCTTAAGTTTAAACATAACACGCTCGCCGTCTGTAAATCTCAAGCCACTTGCGGATTTTGCTATAATCCCCTCAGGGGTTGGAATGGTTGGTATCAGAGACGGGTAACCATTTTTTGCAATCTCGATAATTTCATCTATATTCAACAGACCTATGAATGGCACTACATTAATATTAAGCTTTTCAGCAATGTCCTTAATATCTTTAAATAGCAACCACAAATCACCAATTTTGACATCAAACAAAATAAAATCTTCTTCTTGATTTACAGTTGACCCAGCTTGGATTTTACCACCAAAAAATTCTCCATATAGGGTAACGTCCTTATCTCCAAAGACAAATTTTAGTTTTTCGACAGGAAAAATCGACTCCAGTTTTAAAATATGTTCGTGAAGAAACGTTGACTCTTCTGTTTTTCCCAAAAAATAGACTTTGCCGTTTTTATATACCACCCGTGTATTTGTTCCGTCTATTTTTTGTGTCACCTCAAACGTTTTAATTTCATCAAACTCGGGCTTACACCATTGGTATCCTCCCATTATTTGGGTATCAGGATTTTGAACAAACTTATATCGGTCACCCCTTTCAAAGGCTGTTAGGATTTTTGGATATAAAAGTGCTGTATTTTCTTCAAGGGTAAGCATTTAAGTCTCCATAAATTTACTTCATTAGAGTTTTACTATGTTTTGGAAATAATGTGAACAAAATAAAAGCATGCCTACCATGATGGAAAGCTTGGACTATGTGTATGTTTACTGTTGATGATAAGCGTGGACGTATCGGGCTTAACATTATTAGTCGCCAAACCTTCAAATGCCATTTCTTTTTCCTTAAGGATTTGCTTGCACATTTCTAAAATCGCGTCAATCGCAAGCACTGCCCCCCTCATTTTTGTGGCTTCTTTTTCATCAATCTGACCATATACTATGGAATTTATGTTTGATCGTTTCATTTCGAGGATTTTTTCTTTCAAAACGTCTAAATCGGAATAACTATTCATCATTGTTGCTCTCCTTGGCGGTTAATCATTAAGACTGCCCAACGCTGCCAGTCTTCATTATATAGTTCTATTAACGAGGTTGGCGTTGAAACAAACCCAGGGTTTGAGAGTAACATTTTACCCCACTCAGTCCAATGAAGATTTTCACGAGGCAACGCTATATTAAGTCCAGGATAGTTTGATATAAATTTTTCAGCCCATTCTTTAAAGCTTAAATTTCCAGGTAGGGGTAAATCAGGTTTCATGTAATATCCGAGGTTGTGGGTCTGGCTGACCCGTTTACATAATTTATTACGATTGGACCAAACTGAAAAAATCCATCAATAGTATTGGAAATGAACTTAATCGTAAATATACTTGATTCGTTTGCAAAGTTAATATTTGTAGTGTTTGGTGAAAAAGTAATTAAAGGTTGCTCAATTGCAACAGAATCTGGGTAATCATAGGATTTGATTTGAAGTTGCATATCACCTACTTGATCAATATTTTTTTCAAATCGTCTTAGTTGCAGAGCAATGTTTGCTTGAGGATTTTCCATATAAAGGTTGAACATTCTTGATTCGACAAACGCGGTAATGGGATATTGGATATTCCCTATTTTCATATTAACCCCCTTGTCGTGATACCAAATAGGGTACTGTTCTGATGGGGTTACCACTAAATCTTGGTTATCGGCCATAATGGGGTAAAGTGGAATCCCAGTTGTGATTCCTGTGCTTCGATTCAAAATCGTTTTGTACCATGTTTTTTCTTCGGTATTATGAATGATGGCTAGAGACGCCTCTTTTTCATCATCTTTTGGAACTATCCACATGATTTCTGTAAAGCCCTCCAAGTACATGCCCCAGCAGTTACCCAAATAATTCTTATTCAAATGTTTAAAGAGGTAGTTTCTGTTATTGTCGTTTTGAAAAACGCTTAATGCACCATTGTAGGCATACATCTGATCATGACCCATCCAGAAATAAGTAGAATTTCTGCCATCGATTATTGAGGTTGGCGAGACAATGGTCATAGTTGTTTGAGGAGTAAGGGTATACGCTAATGTCGTTTGCTGACCCAAATAAAGGGTATTTGCCGACCAATAAAGAATACCATTCCTCCAGGGGCGAGCAGCCAATAGCTTTAAAGACCCACCACTTGCTTCGTTTCCAAGAGGTATAGTATCGAACTTATTGCGCTCTGAAAAATAGACTAACCCCCCATTTCCAAAGATATATAGCCTCTGATCATATACAATAACACCCCCCGACGTACGAATGGGTGACATGGTTTCACTTCCATGAATATAAGCTTCATATTGCTTAAAGGGGTCATCGACATCCATTCTCCCATAATAAATGGGTTTTTCTTTATCTGTAAAAGGGTTTTTAGCGTTTTCAAGAGGAACAAAAAAAAGATAAACAACCGATCTTAGCGTTTCCCCATCAAAAGAAGGGATTGAAAACTCATTATAGGAATAATTATAATTATTGTCTGCGTCTGGAAATTCAAAGTCGACTGGCGTTCTGTCTCTCAGCGCAACAACCGAGCCCATCTGATTCACGTCTACCTGGATTATGCTTTTGTCTTTCATCCAAATATATCTGCGCATATCATTAACGATATTCACATAAATAGCTCTTACGATAGAGTTAGTTCCATAATCTAAAAGTTCATACCCCCCCATCTTGCGCGGAAACCCATTATCCCACCTTGTGTGCTGAGAATCTGTCCACATCGTGGTTGAAAATTTGGTCATATCTATGTTTGCGCCAGGGGCTATCCCTATGATTTTTGCAAACTCACCAAGGGAATTTTCGTAAACGTTACTCATGGGTAAATCCCAGCAAATTCAAGGAGATCGTTTTCATAAATTTTGTATTTTCCTCCCGAAACGTCTATTCCGTATACATCAATTGTTGCAGTTTTATTACCTGACGAACTAAACGAAACATCTCCCAATCCTTGAGAAAATATACCTGTAGAAGGTTGGGAAATATAGGCTAGAGAGGGATTTAAAGCCGTTCCATTGATCAAAAGAATCCCATTTGCTGTAAATTGGATCGCGTCCCCAAATGAAAAATTACCCAAACCTACTGTTCGCCACTTTGCTTCATCTATAGAATAAACTACAAAACATGATTGATTTTTAGTTAAAACAACGCTAGTTCCACCATCAATTGAAGTTGCAGAAAGCGTTAGGATTCCATTAGTTGGAGAGTCGTTTTTGATCATAAAATAAAACCCAACTTGGGTTGGGGTAAACAAATCAAGGTCTAACGTTAGGTTTCCACCTTGCCAGCTGTATAATTTTGCATCTGAACTATTTGATAAATCTATACTCGTAGTTTCGGAAATGGTCGAATAGGAACTATTGAGTTTATTTGCGATTGCAACTAGCCCATAACCCGCTAGAGCAGACGCATCGGCAGTTGAAGTGCCTGCTCCTAGGGTAATCGCTCTCCAAACACCCCCAGGAGTATCAGAGGGGAGTAAAAAGAAAAGTTTACTGATCCCAGGTTCAATTGAAGTAATCAGGCTTTCACCGAAATCCAGAATTTCAATTGTAGACGAACCCGCGTTCATAATTGAACACACAACGCTTTGAGTGACGATCAATGCGGATGGCATTATTATTTGTCCACCAATAAACCCTGCGCCTTGATAGATAATGAGCGCAGCAGCTAGGTAGTTTGGAGATTGAATAAACGTTGTAGGGTAGACAAGGGAGACAGGGGTGTTTTCCGAACTTAAGGTAATTACATTTAAACTTGCGTCAGCGGGAACGATTGGATTAATGGTCGATTGAACAATTTGTGTTGTCATTTTCTTATTCCTTTTTATTGGAATAAGTATAGCTTAAAAAATCGACAAATTAAATACCCGCGTATATGATCAGAGAGCGCGGGTATTTTGGGTGTCTATCCCGATAAAGCTATATCATTGTAAAGCCGGATATTCAAGGGTAAGTTTAAATTTAAGGTAAAAGAAATTTCGTTATAAATGGTCTATATCCTTCGGAGGAGCATATAAATAAAATCCAAATTATTTCAAAAGCACCTACCCCATCCCCAGGACAAAGCTTTTTGATAATCAGGTTGAACATAATCAATACAAAGGAGCATATCAATCCCCTGAACAACCCCACAAAAGGCCTCAAATAAAACCATGAGTCAAATTTTGAGTCGTGATCATTATTTTTAATTGAATGCAAATAAATCCCTCGCATGCAATAAACAACAGATCCAATTCCTGCCAAAAAAGAAGAGGCAACAATAGTTTTTATTATTGTTTGGTGTATGAATAGGTTTATTATCCCTCCAAAAATAAAGAAAGACATAAAAACTAAAGATAGGTAAAGGATGGCATGTTTTGTCTTATAGTTCATTTTTTAATAGTCCTATATCAAGTATTAATCAATACTATAATCAAAAACCCACCCTATGTCTTCTATTTCTTCAGGGGTGGGAAGGGGTTTGATTAAAATATTATTTTTTCCGTATTCAAAATCTAATTGATAATCAAGGCGAGCATCGCACACCATTAAATAGAGTCCACCAAGCCAAAATAAAAAATTACCTACGAATTCTTTGTACTCTTCTGGGGTTAGGCTGTAAAGAAATTCAGAGTCGCTGAGATTAGAAGTGCTTGGAAAATAATGTTTCGTTGTACACCATATCTCCATTGAATCTTTCAGGAAAATCTTATATTTATCAGGATCTGTCTTAAGCTTTTCACGTAACTTTTCAAGCCAAGGTTTAAAATCAAGACCCTTAGGGGTTATCGTAAATAATGAGGTTATAAGCTTAATTTGCTCATCTTTTTTAGCTTTTTCCATAATTCCTATTGTACTCTTCGCGAGCCTCCTTTTCAAAAACTTTTTCAATAGCCTCTATTTCTTCAAGCGTAGGAAGAATATAAGGCTTAAAGCCTTTTCCAAATTTATTTGAGTTTTCACATTCTTTTAATGCTTGGGCAATCGAATCTTTTATGCAATCCAAAAAAAGGAAAAAATTCCTTGTAAAGTCCCAATATTCTTCTAAATTCATCGCTAAAATTACCTCATATACATTTGTGTTTAAAGGAGGAAATTTAAATCTAAAAGGGGGGACTACTACCATCGTGTCTTTTAGACATATCTTATATATATTGGGATCTTTCTTTAACTTTTCTTGTAAGGCGTGCACCCAAGGTTTGGGATAAAATTTTTCTTCGTTAATAGAAAGCAATGAAGATAAAAGGGATGCCTCTTTTTCTTTTTGATTGTAATAAGCTTCTTCAGCTTTTGCTATTTCTTTTAATTGTTTCCGAGTTCTACCATAGGGGTCTTTGGGTTTTCTAGACATTTTTTTATCATTCTCTTTTACAACAAAGCTTTTCTTAATTCATCGTTCATGCGTCTGATATTTTCGCGCTGAGCGATTGAAAGAGACACCGCAAGCTCCATCAACCAATCCGCCTCCCATTCGCTTTTTACAGCCACAATTTTTGTTAAAACCGTGTTGTGAAAATCAGGGATAATATGGGTATTAGGAGAAGAGGGGGGACACGGAAGTTGGCTTTGGGGTTTGATTTTATTTGTTCGGGTGTCAATCACAAAATACCCATCCGAACTACTAGGATCTCCACTTTTTTGGGCAAATTTCTCATCATAAGCACCCAAAACATAAGCAGGGTGGGTGGCATTGCATGTATTAAAGAGGATTTGAAATACCCCCAAAATTACTAATTTATTCATGAAAATTCTTTCATTTAATGGTTCTTTTGCAGTATAGCTAAGATAGGAATAAAAACAAAAACATTTTTATAATAAGAGGCAACAATGTTAGCCCAAAGCAGTTTGGATAAAATTATTGACGAAACGCTTATTACTTCTAAAGGAATAATCGAACACTTCAAAAACGATAACAAAAAAAAGCGACTTAAAAAAAAGCTGCTTCTCGATTTCAAAGAGTTTGTTAAATATTTTTGGGACAACGCTGGAACTTCTAATCCATTTTGTGATTCTGTAGTTATCGATGCCATTTGTGCAATTGTAAACGCAATCCTTCGCGGTGAATTATCAGATACCTTAATTTCAACCCCTATGCGAGAAGGTAAATCAACTTTAATTAGTATTTTACTGCCGGTTTTTTTACTTTTGCACAAGCCTAGATTATCGTTTTTAACCGCAAGTTATAGTTCGGTTCTTGCCAATCAATTCAACACTGCTATGCGAGATGTGATTAATTGTAAAAAATTTAAAGATTTGTTTGGTGATGATTTATCAATTTTAAAAGAAAACAAAGATGGGGTAAAAACAAAGCAAGGAGGCTCAAGAAGAGCTGTGGGCTTCGACGGGGCCGCCACAGGTTTCGGAGGTTCGGTGCTTTTGATAGACGATCCGAACAATTTACGCTTGATCCAATATTCCTCTCACCGCGAACAAACCTGGGCAACATATTCAAGGGTATTTTATACACGACGTGACAATTTTCGTGAATCGATATTACTTGGAGTTATGCACAGAAGCCATGAAGAAGATTTATTTGGTAGAATTTTAGCTCAGGGGGATAAGAATTTAACCTATGTGGTAATCCCTTTTTTGTACGACCCAGAAACTCACGCAAAAGTAGTAAGTCCTTTTACAGGAAAAATTATTTGGGAAGATACGAGAAGACAAAAGAACGAACTAACGAGCCCTCAACGTTATACTCAATCTGACGTTGTTAGAATTCGAAAAACTATGTCTGAATCAGATTTCAACTCACTTTATCAAGGTAACCCTACTCCAAAAGAAGGAAACATAATTAAATCTAAGTGGTTTAAAAAGTTCACCTTAAGTATGATGAAAAATTTAGAGATGGTTTTTCTTTCAGTGGATACTGCAATGAGCTCTAAACTTAGCGCGGATCATTCGGCAACGACTGCTTGGGGGGTGTTTAAACAGAGCGATCAAACCAAGGCGGTTGTGTTGCTGAATGTGTGGTATGACAGGCTTGATTTTCCAGAGCTATTAGATGCTCTTCAGCGGCAAATACACAATATTTACGATGATTCAAATGAATACGAACCCCAAACGAGTTTGAAACCACACATCGTTATTATTGAAAAGAAAGCAAGCGGGGAGAACCTGATTCAATGTCTGCGCCGAATGGGAAACAGGACGATCGTTGAATATATCCCAAAGTCACTATCTGCGCGTGGTTTTGCCCATATGGATGATGCAAAGGTTAACCGAGTTATTAAAATCACTCCTATCATTGAATCTGGGCGAATTTATCTGCCAGTCGACAGCGCAGGTCAATATACCAAATTTAGTGATAAATTTATATCGGCCTGTACGAGCTTTCCAAACTCGTCTAAGGCTTCTCGTGACATAATTGACACATTTTCTCAAGCAATCGACTTTATGGAACAACGCGGCATCCTAATTAATAAATTTGAAGAAGAGAGAACTATGCAGAATTTCAGACACCTACTATTGCCTGAAGTGCCTGTAACTAATAGGAAAATGCCCCTTAAAGAAAAAACTTATTGGTAAAAGGGCTCTAAAAAGTGAAACGCGCTCCCCATGGTTGAGAGCGCGCTTCGAAAAATTTAACAAAAAGTCTTGAAAAAATCTAAACTTTGTTCTACCTTTGTTTCAAACATCACTCCAAAAGAAAGGTACCATGTTGTTGCAAAGATATACTAATCAAAAAACTAACCAAAGTCAAACACGAAAATACGTGTTTGCTCCTTTATCGTTAATATGTGATAAAAATATCACACATAAAGAACGCTCCTTGATGCTAGCCCACTTTGTGTATGCTAAAAAAAGTTCATGTGCATCTTTTAGGTTTGTTAAAGTTGAAACGCTAGCTTTAAAATATTCAGATTTTGGCTCTAAAACTCCCTCAAAAGCACTCCTAAAAGGCTTAAAATCCCTGCACGAAAAGGGCTATATTCGTCTTATTGATGGAAAATACGCCCTAATAGTTGATGAAAAGTTCAAAGAGTCAGCCTTTATAGCTCTTGATGCCATTCCTTTTTATAATCGAAATGTAAAGGTCGGTCTTTTTGGGTTGCTAGCATTTTTGAACCATCGAAAAGAAAATGCTATAAATTGTGTTAACTTTATTGCAAAAGAGCTTGGGCTTGATCGTAAAACTGTTGATACCTATTTAAAAACCCTTCAAAAACTGAATCTGGTCGATCCATACCCCATCCTTATCAATGGCAAGCTAACCCAAAACTATCATCTGAAGTCAATTGCTGTATTTTACACAAAACCCAAGAGACATAAGGCTGTGAACAACTCTATTACTAACTCTGTGGATGATGAATGCCAAAATTCCACACATATAGATAATAATTATTTAATAATTATTAAGCATATGTGGCATACTGCGAAAAACCTTGATTTTAGGAAATATAAGAAAATGTTTACAATTCGTGACTTTATCGACTCCAAAAAACACACCCGATCAAGAATATACGAGTGCATTCGGGCAAACCTCTATTTCAAAAACAAACTCGTAACTCCAGAGGAAATTGAAGCCAAACTCACTGATATTTTCTTAGATTTGGAAAAGGATGGCATTGTGAAGGTGTTTAATCACACCTCTCAACTCATCAATTTTGCAGGCTCTCTCTTCAAAACCACGAGCTACCCCCTCGAAAAGGGACTTAATGATGTGATTTTGCTTAAAGATATCCAATCTACCGTTAAACGTGAAAAAGGAGAGTTGTATTCAATCCCCTTTATTAAATGGTTGGCGACCAAACTCTTTTCCCCAGATTTTAGGATATATCATGTGAATGTTTTTAAAAACCGAATGATTGAAGCGTTAAACAACGAAAAAAGATCGGGTGAAGAAACAACATATTGGAAAGACGAACAATATACCGATTGGGACGAAATTCACGCTTCAGAAAAAAAGAAATACATTAACCAAATCTTCTAGGTTTAAAACCCCTTTTCGAACCCACTTATTCTTGATTTCAACTACAAAGGACCAATACCCCCTTGAAACGTCCTTTCTAGCATTTAAAGCAGTAAACAAGAACCTCTTGTTTTTTTCGTTATTTTTTATACCCCCAAAAATACCCCCAATTTTTTTTGTTGCTTTTGAGGGCTAAAATGCTTAACTTTTAGTGTCTGGCTAAGTTCATGGGATGATTAACTTGTGTGTAAAAGTTCTTAGCCAGATAACTTCTCTAAAAAATCTCCCCACCACTGCATCATAGCTTTTCGTTCAGGTAAATATTGTGCGTGGTTATAGGCGGCTCTTACCTTGTTTTTTTCAGAGTGAGATAACTGATATTCTATAACTTCTGCTCTAAATCCATTCTCATTCAAAATCGTAGAAGCAGACCCTCTTAATCCATGAGGGGTAGTTTTTGATTTTAAGCCTAAGCTATAAAATGCTTTTAAAATGGACTTAGAAGACATTGGTTTTATTGGGCTTCTAAAGCCAGGAAATATAAACTCATCCGATCTTGATATGTCTTTTAACTGTTCCAAAACTTCTAAAGATTGGGTAGACAGGGGGACAATTAATTGCTCGCCCCTTTTCATGCGCACTGCTGGAATTCTCCATTCTTTTTTTTCAAAGCTAATCTCGTTCCATTTTGCTAAAATGAGTTCGTTTGACCTTACAAACGTAAGTTGTAATAATCTTATAGCCAATTTTAGTTGTAAATTTAACGTGCTTCCCTCAAGACATGCCTTAAAGCTTTTTAAATCATCTTCAGATAAATATTTGAAATGGTTCTTTTTTTGACCTATCAAAGCTCCTCTCAAATCAGGGGCAGGATTATGTTCTGCTCGTCCAGTAGCGATTGCGTACCTAAAAACCTGCCCACATGTAAACAAAAGCCTTTTTGTTAAATAATAAGCCTCACGCTCCTCCACTTTTCTAAGCATCGATAATAATTCAGGCGCAGTAATTTTATCTATGGGGATTTTTCCGAGTAATCCGAATACATTCGCCTCAAGTATTTTTTTTACTGCAATAAAATGAGCATTCGACCATTCAGTTTTTTTTGTTTGAATCCATTCTTTGGCTATTACCTCAAAGGTATTACCATAGAGGCCCTCTATGTTTGACTTAAGTCTTTTTTTTAATTCGGAGGGGTCGCTTTTGTTATTAAGCATTTTTTTGGCTTGGTCGCGTTTTTCTCGGGCTTCTTGGAGCGAAACAGAAGGGTAAATCCCTAAAGAAAGGAGTCTTTCCTTGCCTGAAAATCGATATTTCATCCTCCAGTACTTTGAACCATTCGTATGAATATGGATATATAGACCCCCAGAATCGCTGATTTTGTAGGGTCGCTCTAGGGGTTTAGAATTCTTAATCTTTGAGTCAGAAAGCATAAAATCACCTTATTATTATTTATTTTAAAAGCACTATTGTTAGGAACAGGTTACGTTTTGTAACCGATTGATTTCAAGGGAATTTTTATAGGGTTGGATGAGTTTAAAACATAAGATATTCTTTGGTGTAGTATAGATTGTTTGTTATAATTAATCATACAATAAAAAATAGGTATAAAAATGGAAAAATTTTCTAACGATTGGGATACTATTGGTGGAACTTGCATGGGTCCATCCTTGCAAGAACTCTTGAGCTCTCGGCGCATGGATTTGGAAAGAGAGATGCACATGGGTTCAAAAAAGATTGAATTCTTGCCTGAGGGTGGTGAAAACTTTATGAAAGCTGGGAGTAGAACGTATGACTGGATTGCTGACAATGGTCCAATCATTAAAAATGCACCCGGAGATTATTTCAATGAGGGAGAAAGTAGTTCTTTCAAAAAAATTAACTACGGCAATCCTCAAATTGAAATGAAAAAAACCGTAACTAAAATTTTTCGTTAATGAATTGAGCAATTTAGCTCAGTGAAATGATTAAAAGGGCGTTAAGCCCTTTTAGTCTTCATATTCTTCGTCTTCAATTTCAATAGTTTTCAAGGCAGGCAATGTGTCTCTCTTTATCATCTCTGAAACTTGAGTTATGATTTTATACTTTTGCTTCATGTCTTGACTTAGGGACGAGAAAGATATAGCGTTTGCCGTTCTTAAAAGCCCTAGCATTTTTTCAGCAGAATAGAGTGTAATACTTCCGTTTCCTAGGGCCTTTAGAACTTTTGTAGCAACGTCTGGGATATTGTTTATGTCTTCAATTTCAGCCAAAAGGTTATAATCGGTTGTTATAACCTTTGGCCTACCAACCCTACGTTTAGACTTCTCGGACATCAGTTTCCAACAGATTAACGATATTGAAATCACTGTAATTCATAACAAACTTAATCCCAAAACTTTCACATTTATATAGGTAATTCCTGTACTCCTCGTTGTTTTGAATGGTTAAATTCCATCGGTAATAGCATTCTTGGGTTAAGTTAAACCCAAAGCTATTTTCATGAGCAGTAGATTGGTTAGATTTCAAGATATCCTCATATTTGGGAGGATCAATCAACAATGCAATAAACATTTTGTGTATCTTTATTGGTTGAGAAATACCATTTGGCATAGTTCGAGCAGTGTCAATCATTTTTGATCCAAAATAGATCTTCTTTACATTTGCAAAGGGAGGGATCAAGATTTTTGGGATATCAGAAAAAACATAATAATATGGAGGGGAGTTCAAAATATCAAACAACTCATCCCGTTCTCCTTGATTCAAGTCAAGTGATGAAATTGTTTGCTCAACCTCAGGATCAGATATTTTGGGAGATTCAATTTCAATAGTTTCAATTTTTGCCTTTGGTTTAAGCTTATTTCTTTTTTCTTCAAGGAATTTCTCTTCATCAGCTAGGATATCGCTTAAAAACCCTTTTGGGGGAACCGCTTCAAGGGGGCTTTGGGGATTCATTGTCATTAATTTAAACCTTTGTTTAGATATTATATGAGAAGTATAGCACCTTATATTTAGCCCGCAATCTTAAATTATTAAAATTGTGTTGCAAATTTGTCACATAATTGTTATTAAGCAGGGGATGGGGCAAAAATTATGATTAATTTGACATTAAAAGGCAAGTTGCTTATAGAACCACTTTATTATACCAAGTATGGGAAAGATGGTTTAAAAAAAATCCTCGTTCACGTTATTTTTGAAGAGCAGAATACAAGCGAAAGGCATACACCTCAGATATATTTTCCAATATTTCCAGTATATATCGTTGATCCTAAAATACAAACCTTTATCCATGAAAATATGGGTATGGACGGGTGTGAGGTTGAAATTTTTGGGGAATTAAAAGTAAAACCTTCGTTTGTTAAAAGCCCTCCCGATAGGGCAGAGACGTTTTTAGAGCTAAATTCTTCAGAGCATTATATAAAATTAATCGAGATTGAACGATTAAAGAAATTAGCTTAAGTTTGAAAAAACTAAAAAAACGCCCCAAACAGAAGAGGAAAGGGCGTTTTTATCAAATTATTGCACTTTCATTTAAAGCCAGAGGTAGACAGCCATCGACCCCTGGCTTTAGACGAAAAAGGATAAATACAATGTTATTATAGTCATATTTACCTTGTTCAGGGTATAACAAATTTATCATCTAATCAAGTATTACTATTAATCAAACTCTCAGGGTTAACTCCAACCGACTGACCATACTTCAGCTCTAGCTCTTTCACCTTTAACATAAAGTTCATAATTGTCTCGCGCTTGCGCTCCTCCTCGATTAATCGTTGTGTTTCAATATCTGCATCATCTCTTATTTCTTCTTTGTTAATTTTTAATGCCTCAAGCTCTTTATTGGTTGCTAGGGTCAGTTTCTTAATCTCTGCGTCCATAAGATTCTTGTTATTATTAATTTCAAGCTCTTTTGCAATAAGCGACGTTTGTTCTTGCTGAGCTTGAGCCTGAGCTTGAGCTTGCTGCTGCTCTTGCTGCATTTGAGCCTGTTGGGCTTGTTGCGCTTGCTGCGCTTGTTGAGCCAACTCATCTTTGGTGAACAAAATATCATCAATATTGTTGATTTTTAAGGTGGATAAAAACCTTCGATAAAGTTCATCCATCTTAAATAGCTCAGGGTGGGGCTGGGCGTATTCAAATATGGTTTGATATAAAATCACCTGCATTGCAGAGTTTGAATAATTGGGATCAGCGGTTGATTTAAACTCGATTATATCCTTAAAAATATCTTTGTTTTTAATCTTAAAGTCACGATTGATAAAAAATCGTTCGCCCATCTCATTAATCATAAACTGTTTAACGATTTCGAACATTTCGTTAAGGCTGCTTATCATCTGACGCATCACGGCTGACATACTTTTTGAATCCTCCATTAGAAGAGAAAGTAAAACCGAACCTTTGATATTTGCTGGCAACGTTTCCATTTTAATTTGCGAAATTGAGCTAATTCCTCGCATTTTTTGTTCGATATTCGCAAGATATTCAGTAAAAATTGGTGTGGGGATAGGAAAATCAAACTTGTGGAACATTTCGCTGGGATTCATAGTGTTGATTTGCTTTAACTCCCCAGGAGTTACGGTAATTGAAGACTGCTCAATTGGAAACGTTGACCCCATGATGGCTGTTGGGCTATAAGCAATATTTAAAGCTTTATCAAGGTTGCTTTGAACGTTATTGGCATTTTTATGAAGGTTTTCAAGCAAGTGAATCAACCCAAGACCCCAAAAATTCATCGATTGAACATATGTAAATTTAATCATATCGGTTTTTTTACGAACTTCTTCTGCCTTAGGATACCAGCACCGTTTTCTCATGAGCGCAGTGTTTGATCCGATTTGAAAGTGGGTTTTGTAAGGCATTTTGCAGCCTCCTGAAATTTTATGACCAAATTCATCTCCCATCTCTCGTGGAAATGCCATAAAAATTGTCTCGCAAATTTTATAACGCCTTGTATTGTCATCTATTGTGGGTCGTTTAACATTGCTTATGTTTTCGCGTTCGCGATTTACAGAGCCTGCGCTGCCAGTTTCTATATCTGTGTTTGGAATTAACTCAATATCAAGGTAAATTTTATTGCGTTGAAGCTCATCCAGCTGAAATTGATCAATTTCAAAAATATGCGACACCTGTTCAGCGGTTTCAATTGCCGTGGAGTTTGGGTCAATAATAAAGTTTTCAGGTTCTATTAGTCTAATTGTGGGCCTTCTTAAGGTCGGGTCAAAATATATTTTTGCAACCGCTCCACCTGTTAAAAAACATGAGGAAATAATTTTTTTAAGTTCTGGGATGAACTCTTTCCATCTGTCGCAAAGGTTCAAGTTCAAAGCTTCTGCCGAAACTTTTCCAACAGCTTCAAGCTCTTTGATCTGATCTTTGTATTGATCATTTTGATTTAAAAAGGAAAGATATTTTATCTCGTAGTTCAAAAGATTAGATGGCTGAAAAATTTCCGAGGAGTATGTATCGCACAATTTTCTCCAGCACTCTAGGTAGGTGGTGTTGTTAATATTTTTTTCTTGCTGAAAGTTGGCATTATAAATGGAGGTTAGGCCTAAAGATTCAATAGATTTTTTAATTTTATCAAACCAAGAACTTCGATTGTCCAAATCTTTTTCAAGCTGAGAACCAATCTTTTGCTCAACGTTGAAATGAGATTGAG